CACCCTCCTGAAGCGTGGCACCGGCTGGCCGCCCGGCCTGGCCAGCTTCGCCAGCCACCCGGAGGACCTGCTCGGCAAGACCTTCGAGGACAAGGGGTTCGTCTCGTCGTCCGTGGCGGGTTCCGGCGGCCACTTCTCGGGCAAGCCTCTCCAGCTGGTGATCGAGGCGCCGAAGGGTACGGCGGCCGTGTTCGTGAACGGGATCTCGCATTACAAGGGCTCAGAGAACGAAATGCTTCTCGCGGCGGGCACGAAGTTCAAGGTCCTGTCGGTCGACAAGACCTCTGGTGGGCACACCCTTCTTAGGGTTCGGGTTGTGGGAGACAAGTGATGGCCGAGCAGATCGACCCGAAGCAGCAGCACCTGGACGACCATTACGGCGATCTTGGCCTGGAGTTGGTGGATGAGCCGACCGGCGGCGGTAAGGGGATGAGCTCGAAGGAGGCGGGCGTGTTCCTGCGCGCGTTGCGGCCGGTGGCTCGGGTGGCGCAGACGTTGGCGCAGGCCGCGAAGAAGGTCACGCACAAGGGTTGACACGGCGGTCAAGTGGCGTCTACTATGGGTCTACAAGGTTGACAGACCCCCAAGGAGAACGCCATGAAGCTCGGCCACACCGCAGACGAGATCAAGTACGACGCCACCTTTGGCACCGTCGCCCGATACGTCGTGGTTCTCGACGGCGAGCCCACCTTCTACATCCTGTGCGACTCGGCCGACCCCGAGAAGGTCATCCGTATTGCCCGCCACAACGGGTCCGTTACCGGCGGCCTTACCCAGGCCACGGCCGGACGGTTCGCAATGGCCGCCGAGATCCTAGAAGGCCCGGACGGTGAGCCGCTCGGCATGAGCGAGCGTGTCAACGAGAAGTCCGTCTACACCTACGTCGTGCCCCGCCTGCACGTCCTGCTCGGCCGCTTGCTGCGCGCCGCCTGAAACATCCTGCAAGGCCCCCGGCGCCCGGCCGGGGGCCTCTGGCGTCTTTGGAGGACACCATGAAGGACATCACGAAGGATCTGACCGACCGGCTGGCGCTGCTGCACGTACGGCACGCCGTCGTGTTCGTCTGCGTTCCCGTCCCGGCAAATCCGCTGTACCTCGACATTGCCGAGGCCCTGGAGTCGGGACTTCGGGCAGGCGACCCGGACACCGTGGCGAAGGTGCGTGGCGTTGTCGACCCGGGCGACCTGGACCGGTCCGAGTTCTGGGCCACCCCGCTCGGACAGCTGCTGTTCCTGGCAGGCGGGTACTCCGGCGAGACGTGTACGCAGACGACTGCGGCTGGCGTGCTGTCCTGCTCGCGGCAGTGGGTCTCGCTGATGCTCGCGGAGGGCAAGCTGACCGTCGGGCCGCAGCGGGCGGTGTACGCCGGGGAGGTCAGGGCCATGCTGAAGGCCAGAAATTGACAGGCTAGTCAAGTAAGCGTATGCTTTAGGCATACAGGAGGAGAGATATGAAGCTCAAGGACACCCGCTCCGACCGCGCCCACGGCGTCATGTTCGGCCTCGCCTACGGCGACGCCCTCGGCCGCCCCACCGAATTCATGAAGGCCAAAGACCTCGCCAAGTTCGGCAGCCCGTTCCGCAAGCAGGTCGGCCTCAACACTCCGCACCAGGGCATCGTCACCGACGACACCCAGATGAGCATCTACGTCGGCCGGGCCGCCCTGGTCGTCGGCCACCCCCGCCCCGACACCATGACCCAGCAGTTCGTACAGCAGCTCATCGCCTGGCAGAACGACCCGAAAAGCCTCGACGGCAAGCGGGCGCCCGGCGCGACCTGCATGGCTGCCGTGTCCGCGCTGAAGCGGAACCCGGGACAGTGGCTACTGGCCACCCGGCCCGACAGTAAGGGCAACGGCGCCAACATGCGCGTCGCGCCCCTCGCCCTGCGTACCGACTGGACGTGGGATCAGCTCGGAGGGGCCGCGCAGCTTCAGGCGGCCATCACCCACGGCCACCCGACCGCGCTTGCCGCCGCCGAGCTGACCGCCGTCGCCGTGCGGATGCTCCTCGAAGGTGTCGCCAGCCCCACCGAGCAGCTGATTGACCACTTGCTCGCCTACGCCTACGACCAGCGGGATCGGTATCGCAGCGAATGGCTCGGCCACCTGTGGCAGGCGACACCTACGCGCCCACCAGTCCTGAAGGCCCCGCCGAAGGCCCGGCGTCAGAACTGGTGGGACGATGCAGCGGGGCTCCCCCCGCTGCCGCCGCTCCCGGCCCAGCCTGCGGCCCGGTCCCCGCAGCAGTTCATTCAGCGCGGCTGGGACCAGATGATCGACGCCCTACTGTCGGTCTACGGGAAGCTCCGGAATCCGCAGCAGGATCCGTGCGACATGGCCGGAGGTGGATGGGTCGCCGAGCAGGCCCTAGCTGGTGCGCTGCACACGCTGCTCTGCTTCCCCGGTAACCCGACTGACGCTCTTCGCCGGGCGGCGTTCACCGACGGCGACTCCGACAGTATCGCCTCGATCACGGGCGCGCTGGCCGGGGCTACGTACGGGCTGAAGGCGTTCCCGTCGCACTGGATCCCCAACCTGGAGTACCGGCGGGAGTTGGAGGACTTGACGGCCGGACTGATGGCCGCCACGCGCCGCTGACCTGCCCCAATTACAGCCCTCCAGTTCGACGAACTGGAGGGCTGTAGCATGTCGACTGACAGAAGGAGAAATGCCATGAAGTTCAAGACCTGGCTCAACCTCGCCGCACTTGCCGTCCTGGTTTCCCTGACGACCCTGGTCGCCGCTCCGGCCTACGCTGTGCCGACCTGCGGCAGCGGATACATCTGCTTCTACGACGCCACCGACGGCAGCACCCTGCTGGCCAAGGTGCTCGCCTCGTCCTACGCCCGTTCGGCCTGCTACACGAACAGCTCCGGCAAGATCCCCGCCGGGACGTCGTACATCGTCAACGACCCCGACTCGTCCGCGTTCGTGGTCAGCACGGCCACCAACTGCGGCCCGACCACTGCTCCGGTCTACGCGAACAGCTACGGGCCGATGAACAGCACCTTCAACAACCGCATCAAGTCCATCTTCCGCGCATGAAGAAGATCCTGAACGGCGTCGCCCTCGCCGCCGACCTCGCCTTCGGCGTGATGATGGTCGTCATCGGCGCCGGGCTGATCGTCGGCGGCGCCACGGGCGCGCTCTGGCTGTGATCGCCGCGCCTCACGCCGTATCCTGAGCAGCAACGAGAGGGGTACCGCATGGGGACCGCCTGGCAGATGCCGCTAGCCGTCATCGGGAAGCCCACCGGCGACGGCCGCCAGTTCGACGACGGCGCACTGTCGCACCGGGACCTGCCGCTGCCGCTGCGGTACGTCGCCTCCGACTCCGGCGGCCACCAGAACGCGGTGATCGTTGGCCACATCGCGAAGATTGGCCGGGAGAAGGACGGCCTCCTGCCCGCCAAGGGCGAGTTCTACGACGACGAGTCCTGGCCCGAGGACGTGCGCAACGCCGCGACAGCTGCGAAGAAGTTCACCGAGAATAAGGTGATCGGCCCGTCCGTCGACCTCGACCAGCAGGAAGTCGAGCATGTCCCGGAGCCCAAGGCGTATGCCGCCTGGAAGAAGGAGCAGTCCGGGAAGCTGAAGGCCGCGAAGATGGCCCACTCGAAGACCACCGGCGGCAACTGTGGTTGCGGTACGCCCGCATTCGCCGAGGAGGCCTACGACGGGCCGCGCCTGAAAATGATCCGCTCCGGCCGCATGGCGTCGGCCACGCTCGTGCACATCCCCGCGTTCGCCGAGCTGTCCGGGCACGCGAAGCTGACCCCGATCGACTCCTCCGATCCGAACGTGGACGGCACCACCTCCTCGGCGATGATCGCGGGCGCCCTGATCGAGCTGGACTGGGCCGCCGTGGACTGGACCAGCAAGATCGAAAACGACGCAGAGATGGCCATCAGCGAGGACGACGGGGACGACACCCTCCCGAACCGTGCCAAGGTCCAGGCCCGCAAGAAGCCGAAGCGCGACCCCGAAACCGTCAAGGGCAGCCAGGACACGCAGGAGATGACCGCCGCGCAGGACGAGTTCGATCGGGAGATGGCTGCCGAGGACTCCGGCATCTGGCTCTCCGATGACGAGTTCCTGGAGTTCGCCAAGCGCCGCCTGCCCAGCAAGACCAAGCAGAAGCCTGGCGACGGCGAATACCCGAATGGTGACGGCGAGCAGGGCCAGGGCGGCGGCGGCATGGGCGGCGGCACCTACGCGGCGCCGGACGTCACCAAGGCGGGCGTGCGCAAGAAGCTCGGCCCTGAGAACTTCGTCGATCCGGACGGCCGCCGGTTCCCGATCGCCACCTGCGCCGACGTTCCCGACGCCGTGTCCTCGTACGGCCGCGCCAACCCGAAGATCCCCTACGACAAGTTCAAGGCCCGGCTGACCGCCATCGCGAAGCGCATGGGCTGCGAGCTCCCTGAAAGCTGGAAGGCTGGCGAGAAGATGGCCGCACTCATGGCGAGCGCCGCCCCGGCCGCCCCGCCGAAGGAATGGTTTGCTGACCCGAAGCTTTCGGGCCCGACGCCGCTGCACATCGGGGATGACGGGCGCGTGTACGGCCATGCCGCGACCTGGGGCACCTGTCACGTCGGTATCGGCGACTCGTGCACCCTTGCCCCGAAGTCGCGCACCTCGTACGCCTACTTCCACACCGGCGAGGTGGTTACCGCCGACGGCAGCCGCGTCCCCGTAGGCCGCCTCACCTATGGCGCTGGCGGCCACGCCGCGCCGAACCTTGGCTATCGGGCGGCGGCCGAGCACTACGACTCCACGACCAGCCTGGGCGCCCTCGTGCGCGCGGGCGAAGACGAGTACGGCATCTGGGTGGCGGGCGCCCTCGTGCCCGAGGCGGATGACGCCGCCGTTCGGGTGATGCGGGCAACGCCGCTGTCCGGCGATTGGCGGCGCATCGGAGGCAACCTGGAGATGGTGGCCGCGCTGCACGTCAACACGGCCGGATTCCCGATCCCCCGTGCGTTCACGGCCAGCGCGGCGGACGGATCCGCCCCGCTCGATGAGCAGGAGCAGGTGCTCTCCCTGGTTGCGGCTGGCGCTCTGCGGCCCGCCCACGGGGACCACGCCCTCACCGATCCGGCCCCGCTGGACACGGAAGCTCTGGGCCGGGCCATCGCTCGGGGCATGCTGGCCGAGCAGCACGAGGCGGCGGAGCAGGTAGCCAAGGCCGCCGAGTGGCGCGAGCTGGTTGCGTCAGCCACCGCCGACGGCCTGAGCGCCGATTACGATGAGGCCATGGGCGACCTTCTCGTTGCCCTGGTCGAGTAGGAGGAGGCTCCGATGGGCTGCAACTGTGGCGGAGGCGGAAGTGGCCTCGGCAACTACGAGGTGAGGGACGCTCAGGGCAACCTGATCAAGCAGTTCACCGCCGTGCGGGAGACCGAGGCGAAGGCGTTCGCAGCGAAGACGCCGGGGACCACCTGGCGTAAGACGTCCTGAAGCATGACGATGGCCCGCCCTCAGGGAAGAGGGGCGGGCCATCATCATGCTTCGTCCGGCTAGAGACCCCTCTTGCGCCTCGCGGCGATGAAGGTGGCCGCCCATCCCTCCGACGGCTGCTTACGCATCATGTTTCCGCTCGCCTGGCGCTGGGCGCAGTCGCCAGCCTTCGGCTTTCTGCCTCCGGTGTTGCCATCGCCGGTCTTGGGCTGATTCTTGGCCATCGCGCTCCTCCTGTTCAAGCGATCCGCGCGGCCATGAGCCGAACGGACATTGCGGCGTACCTTCGGGCCAGCCGGAACTTCCCGATCCTGGCGGCGCGCCCGGCTTCGACCATTGCGCAGCAGCTCCTCTTCTTCGGCGGCTTCCCGCCGCCGACTGCGGTTGCCGGGCGGACCCTGACGCGCCTGCCGCCGGGACCACCCGGGTTGGCGTTTCGGCCACCTCCGTATGAGGTCATCGATGCGTCTCCTCCTGCTGATGGGGTCGGGCTCGGTCAGGCTCTGCGGCCCGCAGCGCGACTCAATCGCCTTCTCTGCGGGGGGCCTGCCGGTCCCCGATTCAGTTGTAATGCGCCGGTTTCCACCTTTTACGACGTTGTTCACCGGCAACCCAATGTCTGTCTGCGCTAAGCATACAGGAGGCTGACAGCCGTGCGCAAGAGGTGTACGCTGATAGCGGACAGACAACAAGGAGGCCCTCGATGCGCAGCACACTGACCCAGTACCAGGCCCGACGGCACCCCGTGGCGGCAGGACTGATCCTGCTCCTCATCGGCCCGTACCTGCTCGCCTTCGCCGCACTGTTCGTGCTTGCCTTCGTCATCGCCGCGATCCTGGACATGGCGGTCGGCAGGAAGCCGTGACCGAGCCCCTGTTCGACGTTGAGCCGGAAGACCCCAAGCGCGAGCATCAGGCGTGCGAGAAGTGCCTGATCGGCGCCTGGGCGTCCGACGATGCGCTGCGCGTACGCGGCTGGCTCGTCTTCGACGGCCTGTCCGTGACAAACGAGCCGCTGCACGTCCGCATCTGCCCGGCATGCCAACGAAAAGGAGCCCGCACATGATGACGCCCGAGCCGACCGACTGGTCCATGTACCGCGCCTGCCCGGTATGCAAGGTGGCCCTCGGCGCCCCGTGCGTGTCCCGAAGCGGCCGGATCATCGGCGGCCAGCCGGACGGCGTGCGGACCGTACTTCCCGTACCGCACACGCTGCGCAAGCGCCGAGGGCCACGGTAGACTTACCCAGTCTTGGACGGACGCAGAAACGCCCCCCACCGGTTCGATGGGGGGCGTTTCTGCGCGGTCAGGCGTTCGGGTTGCCTGCCGCCGTACGGGACAGCGTGGCCCCGAATAGCACCTCGCGCGGCCCTACCGGCTTGACCGCCTTGCCTTGCGTGTCCAGACCGAGCGTGCGCGCCTCGATGTCCGTCCAGCCCTGCACGTGCAGCTCCTCGCGGATCTCCTCCGGGGAGACGTTGGCGTACCACTCGTCGCCGATTAGGCCCCACACGGCCTCAACGCCGGAGTGCGGCGGACGCCCCGGTCCGGCGCAGGTGAAGACCAGCCATCCGCCGGGCCGTAGCGCGTCCCATGCGGTCGCGATGATGTCGCGCCACTTCTCGGCGTGTTCGAAGGTTTCGGTGCACAGGACCAGGTCGTACCAGGGCCGACCCGACGTTGCGAGGCTCGGACGCCACGTCGCGGCATCGGCGACGATGTCGACGCCCTTCCCGGGCCGAAGGTCCACGACGTGGTACGGGTTGGCGTTCGGGAACAGGGCTCGGGTGCTGCCGTTCAGGTCCCGGCCGCCGATGTCGAGTACGGCCAGATCCTCATCGGTCCTGAACTGGCCGACCCAGGCCAGCACTGCCTCATGCATCAGGCTGCCCTGCCTTCGGGTGCCAGCGGGTCGAGTGGTCTCCGATGTAGCCGGGTGCGGGTTCGTCGGCGTAGAAGTAGGCGGCGATCGACCGGCGCGGCCGGACGTTCGGCACGGGATGGCCGTGCCAGGACGATCCGGAGGTGCGGAACACGACGGTCCGGTTGAATTCGGGGGCGACGGTGACGGCCGGGCCGTCGTCGTCCCAGAGCTGGAGCTGGCCGCCCTCTTCCTGCCAATCGTGGTTGAGGTAGACCAGCATGTTCAGCCACCGGTAGCGGCCGGTTGCGGGGGAGCGGCTGAAGTCGGCGTGCATGGCGAGGTAGCCGCCCGGTTCGATCAGGTGATAGCCGCCCCCGGTGGTCTCCATCGTCAACGGCGGCGTCCCGAATGCCTTGGCCAGGCCCTGCGCTTGTAGCTCCATCTGCCGCAGGAGAAGCACGGTGGCCACGCCCCACATGCGCGGGTGGCTGCCTTCCAGCTTCCGTTCCGTGCTATTCGAGAACGACTTCCAGCCGGGGGCGTTCCGGTCCGGGAATTCCTTGACGACGTTCACCAACTGCTCGGACCGGAACAGCCCGTCGGCGACCAGGTGCGGGAAGGGGTGCAGCGTGACGGGCAACTGCTTGTCGTTTTCGATCATGATGCGCTCCTGTTCGCGGCCGACCAGCGGGACTGCCAGAGCGCCTGATCTGCCATGGCCGCCGCCTGACCGATGCGGTACACCTCGTCCTGCTCGCCCTTGCCAAACAGCGGATGCAGGTGCTCGACGTGCGAGGCCAGGCACGGCGCCCACTCGTCGTGCTGCTTCGCCGCCTCGATGATCTCGTTGTCGACGTACCAGTGCCGGTATCCCTCGTGGCAGACGATGCCGGGACCGTCCCAGGAGGCGCCCTCGATGTCGATGTAGTCGCGGCGGATGAACATGTGGGTGGCGTGCTGCCCGGCCTTCACTGCTGGGTTGCCGAGGTCGTTGGTGCCGATCACGGCCTTGCCCGTGATGTGCGCGACCTCCATGGCCTGATCCAGCCAGCCCTTATGGAAGCGGACATCGTCTCCGACCAGGAACAGCCACGGCTCCGTGGAGATCTTGTAACCCCGGTTGACCTTCTCCGCGAAGGAGCCCATCGTGCGCAGGTAGACGTGAGAGCCGAGGACGATGTTGGGGTAGGCGTCGGTTTGGAACATCCATGCCGCCCGGGTATCCCGGTCGTCTTCGTCGGTCATCACGTACACCCGGACCCGATAGTGCTGGTCCAGGTTCAAGCTTTCAGCTAGCGAATCGAGGAACGCCTTGGCATTGTCCCGTTTCGCCACGGGCACGATGACGGCCACCTCCTCGGTGGCCTCGGGGACCTGCTTCACGCCGATCGGGGAGGTTCGGGCTGCCTGTTCGACGGCGTTGCGGTTGATCTCCAGCTTCGGCCACTGATCCGGGGGCAGCAGGCGCACGCTCATGGGCGGCGGCGTGAACGGCTTCATCCGGTAGTCCTCGGCCCCATACCAGGCGGTCTTCTGGTGGGTGGTGATGACACCGGTGTGCACCATCACCGGCAGGCCGATCTGATGCGCGCGCAGGCAGAACGAGATGTCCTCCCCGCACAGCTCGCCGTCGGCGCCGGGGATGCGTTCGAACCAGATGTGCGGCGGTGCGCCGTTCTCCTGCAACCAGGCGGAGATCTTCTCGTACACCGAACGGTGGGTCAGCAGGAAACCGGCGCCGGTCGCACCGACCCGGGTCACGGCGTCCGTGGCCCACTCCTGCCGGGCGATCATCTTGTACGTGCCGGGCATGCCCGACTTCGGTTCGATCCACGCCCAGTCGTACAAGGTCGGCGCCAGGCTGGAACGCAGGCCTCCCCGGAAGTCGTGCGAGAAGTCGCCCTCGATGAAGCACAGCCCGCCGACGATCGGCGCGGTGTCCGGGTCGGCGACGGTGAGCAGCTTCTCCAGGGCGTCCTGCTCGGCGCCGATGTCGGTGTCCCACCAGAGCAGCCAGTCAGCGTCGCTGGCCAGGAATGCGGCGGTCGCTGTGTTGCGGGCGTGCGAGAGCTCCATCGACCGGCCCCACACGGCAGCCAGCGCGCCGTTATTCATGAGGCCCGAGTTGTGCAGCAGGTGGTTCCCGTGGGCCTTGTCGTAGGCGGCCATGCGGAGCGCCGACTCGACGAAGTTCCATCCCGCGTCGTTCAGGTGCGGGACCCCGATGCAGACCTTCTCCCCCGCCCGGGGATCGATGGCGGCGAAGAGTTCCTTGGCGGCGATTGCCGCCTCCGCCTCCGTGCAGTTGGATTCGGGCGGGCACTGCGAGTGGTCGCCTACCCAGTGCCCGTGAAGATCTCCGACGATGAAGCGCTGTTCGTCGGGCGTAGTTGATTCCATACGGCCTCCTCCTCCGATTCCTGCACGGTACCCGCTATGATCCCCACCAGGTGTATCGGTGCTGCCACGGTCCGGCCGAGCGCTCGAAGTGAAGAGAGCACGCAGTGCCCAACCTGCCTTTCCAGGTTCCGACCGGGGATGACGGCGCATACGCCTTCTCCTCGATGTCGACGGAGGACCTGACTTCGATTCGCTCGCAGGCCCGCGAGGCTGCCGCGCGGTACGCGGAGATGGACGTCTCCGACGTGTCGGCCGACGACATCGAGACCATGCGCGAGCTGACCACCATCGTCAAGGGCGTGGACTCGGAGCGCAGCCGCCGCAGTGGTGCGGCCGGTGCCTTCGCCGCCCTTTCGGACAGCCTCGGCGACGAGGACGACACCGACGCCGCGAACACCGACGGCGCGGGCGCCGAGGGTGCCGGTGCCACGGAGACCCCTGTCGTGACCACCACGGCGGCGGCGGCGAAGCCGACCGTCCCGGGTGTCGCGGCCGTGGCCTCCCAGACCGCCCCCGCCGTCCCGGTCGAGCAGGTGGCGCAGCGGACCCCGGCCGTCATCATCGCCGGGGCCAACAACGGCGAGTACGCGATGGGCGAGGAGCTCGACTGGCTGAAGATCGGCAAGGTCGTCGAGAAGCGGTTCCTCCAGTACAGCGCGGGCGGCGGCGGCGCGGGCGCCATGCGGCACTCGGTCGCGCAGTTCAAGGTCGACTACCCGAAGGAGCTGACCGCGTCCGGTGGCCTCATGGAGGACGCCACGGCGGTCATCGACTACGCGGCCAGCGAGAAGCGGCTCCCGGGTGGTTCCCTGCTCGCGTCGATCGACATCGCCCGCAAGGCGAAGGCCTCGGGCGGCGCCCCGAACAGCCTGACGGCGGCCGGGGCGGGCTGGTGCGCCCCGTCGGAGGTCATCTACGACCTGTGTGAGCTGGAGTCCTCGGACGGCCTGCTGGACATCCCGGAGATCAACGTCTCGCGGGGCGGCATCAAGTACACGACCGGCCCGGACTTCTCGTCGATCTACTCGGGTGCCGGGTTCTTCCACTACACCGAGGCGCAGATCGTCTCGGGTGTCACGAAGCCGACGATGCCGGTGCCGTGCCCGAGCTTCACGGACACCCGGTTGGAGGCGGACGGTCTGGCGATCCAGGCGGACCTGCTCCAGCTGCGCGGGTACCCGGAGCTGATCGCCCGGTTCGTGCGGGGTGCGATGGTCGCGCACACCCACAAGATCAACCAGTTCATGATCAACGCCCTGGTGACCGGCTCGACCGCGCTCAACCTCCCGAGCAACGTCACCAGCCACACCCCCGGCCTCGGCACCACCTGGTACACCGACCACTCCGTCGTCTCCACCCTGCTCGGTGCCCTGGAGATGGCGATCGTCGACTACAAGTACCGGCAGCGGATGCAGCTCGCCTCCACCCTGGAAGTCGTCCTGCCGTACTGGGTGCAGTCCTGGATCCGCGCCGACGTCACCCGTCGGAGCTTCCTCGACGGCGACAACGGCGTCGACCAGTTCGCCGTGACCATGGCGAACATCCAGAACTGGCTCGCCGTGCGCGGCGCCCGCGTCCAGTGGGTCTACGACTGGCAGGACGCCTTCTACTGGGCGGCCTACCCGTCCGGCGCCCCGTCGCAGTGGCAGCAGTTCGGCACCGACCCGACCTCCAACAACTTCGTTCAGGACTGGCCGCACACGCTCCAGGTCCTGGTCTACGCGGCCGGAACGTGGGTGCGCGGCAACGCCGACATCATCACCCTCGACACCGTGTACGACTCCACCCTGCTGGCGCAGAACAAGACGACCCAGCTCTTCACCGAGCAGGGCATCCTGGCGGCCAAGACCTGCTTCGACAGCCGCGTCTACACCATCGGCAACGTCGTGGGCGGCCTGATCCCGGACGGCGCGGCCTCGTTCGCGCTGAACGCGCAGGCGGCGGCCACCTCCACCACCTCCGGCACGTTCCCGACCAACCCGTAACCGAGACTCCCGGGGTGTCCGGCCAAGGCGCGCGCGCCGACGAGCCGGGTAGCACCCCGGGAACCCACCTTCGGGAAGGGAGGGGAACACGATGGCAACCCTGACGCCACTCACCGGGCCGGTCTACGTACCGCAGCCCGCCGTCGGCAACATCCGATACGGCCTGTTCTCGGCCGCCAACGGCCCGTTCCCGCTGCCGGAACACGGCGACATCGGCGGGGTGCAGTACCTGGAGGAGCACTGCGGCAACGCCCACCTGTGGGCCGCCGCGTCCTGCTCCAGCCCCACCGTCAACGGCGGCGTGATCCCGATCGACGCCTGTGACGGGCCAGCCATCGGCCTGCCGTTCCAGGCCGTCGCCAGCATCAAACTGGGCGCGGTCACGTACAACGCGGACGAGGTGGAGCGCCGCGTCCGGATCCGGCTGAACGACAACGCCCAGTATGTCGCCGAGCAGGCCTTCTGGGGTGGCACGGCCGATGTGCAGCCGGTCCTTCAGCGGACCGAGCTGAACGGCGGCTCCGGCATCCTCGACGTGACGCCGACGCCAGGTACAGCGGTCACGATCGAATACGGCGTGGGTCTGCTCGAAGACGCGCTCGCGCAGTACAGCTATCCGGGCATCATCCACGCCCGGCCGCTCGTGGCGCCGTTCGCCGTCGAGCGGCAGCTGTCGCCGATGCCGGTCCGCAGCGCGAAGGGGTCCACGGACCTTCAGTTCACGCCGATGGGCAACGTGTGGTCATTCGGACGCGGCTACACCGGTCACAAGCCGTCCGACGACTCGGTGACTCCGGCCGCCGGTACCGCCTACCTGGTGGCCACGGGCGCGACGACGGTGTGGCGCGACGACAAGGTGTGGGTTAACCCGCCGGAGAAGTCGTTCGATCGGTCGGGTAACGCCTGGCAGACGACGGCGCAGCAGGCGTACGCGATCACGGTGGATTGTGTGGCGTTCTTCGTGCTCATCGAGTTGGACGCGATGACCCGGGGTACTGGCACCGTGACCACGACGACGCTGTACTGAGGAGCTGACCATGACCGCAATCGTGATCATCAACCGGCACGAGCCGGAAAGTGAGACCGCCGCGCGCCTGCTGGAGCTGGCCGAGGAGAAGGGCTACGACCCCCGGTCCGTGGAGGCGCAGCGCGGCGAACACGACGCCGCCCTGTCCTTCCGGGTGCCGGAGGACGTGGCCGAGGCGTTCAACGCCGACCGCGCCGACCGCTGGCCCAACGAGCCGGTGGACGACGACGCAGACCCGAACACCCCCGTCCGCAAGGTGCGGCCGGGCAAGGCCAGGGAGTAGCGAATGACGGCCGTATGTCAGGCACCCATCCAGGGCACCACCATGCGGGTCCAGACAGTCAACTCGTGCGGTACCCCCCTGGTGGGTTCCTGCGTGTCGGCCGTCTCGACCGGGCTCGTCTCGGTGGAGATGCAGGATCAGGTCGAGTCGGGTCAGGAGATCATCGTCCTGAACGCGGCTGGCGTGATGTGCGTCAACGAGAAGTCGCCGAAGCAGCTGAAGTGGATCGACGTCACGATCACCTTCTGTAACGTCGACCCGGAACTGTTCAACCTGATCACCGGCTCCACGCTGGTGCTCAACGACGCCGCCTCCCCGGCGGCCGTCGGCTTCCAGACCCGCACGAGCAACTATGCGGCGGGCGCGTTCGGCCTGGAGGTGTGGACGAACATCGCGCAGGCGCAGTGCCTGACGGTGGGCACGTTCTCGCTGGTGCCGTTCGGATACTTCCTGCTGCCGAACATCGTTGAGGGGACCGTCGGCGACCTCAAGATCGAAAACGGTGCCATCTCGTTCACGGTGATGGGCCGCACCAAGCAGGGCACCAACTGGGGCACCGGCCCCAAGACCGTGCTCGCCAACATGACCACCGGCGCGGCGGAGAAGATCCTCGTCGCCCTGCCGAACGACACCCACCGGCACTTGCAGTGGACGTACCTCGCGCCGCCCGCCGCGTCCTGCGGCTGCGCGAGCTGACCAACGACTGGGTGGTCGTAGGGGATGATGGGGGTCGCCGTGGACGGGCGGCCCCCATCGCATAGGGAGGAGGCGGGATGACCAGCGCGGTACCGGACGGCTGGACCGTCACGAACTTCCCGGGCTGCACGGACACGTGGGCGGCCCTCACGGCGGATCAGAAGGCCCTCGCTCTGCGGCTGGCGACGTTCACCCTGTACTCGCTGACCGGTCGGCAGTTCGGGACCGTCACGCTCACGCTCAGGCCCTGCAATGCCCCTCTCCTGCCGCCGCTGTACCAGGTGTACCCGGTGAACCTGATCAACCCGTGGGGCACCGACGAGGGGAACAGCTACTACCCGCTATACATCCAGAACGGGGTGTGGCACAACGCCGGGTGTGCGGGCATCAACTGCTGTGGTGCCACCTGCGAAGTCGAACTACCCAAGACCGTCTCGATCACCTCCGTCATCGTCGACGGCGCCACCGTTGACCCGAGTGCCTACCGGATCGACAACGGCTTCCTCCTGGTCCGCACGGATGGCGCCTGCTGGCCGCAATGCCAGAACCTCGACAAGAACCTTGGCGTGGCCGACACCTGGTCCGTGACGGGAGTCTTCGGCCGCGCTGTGCCCGACGAGGCCCTCGACGCTGCCGGGATCCTCGCCTGCGAGATCGGCAAAGCGATCAAGGGCCAGCCGTGCCGCCTGCCGCAGCGCATGCAGTCCCTGACCCGGGCGGGCGTCTCCGTGCAGTTCCCCGGCGTGAACAGCTATCTTGACCGGGGGCTGACCGGCCTCAACGAGGTTGATCAGATCGTGGTGCAGTTCAACCCGAACCGGCTCACACAGTCGCCGAAGGTGTACTCGATGGATCAGTCCCCGAACCGCATCACCACGTGGCCGTGAGGTAGAGATGTCCGACAACCTGACCGACGGCGCAGAGGCCCGCGTCCTCAACTTCCTCACCGGCAACGCCCCGGCGACGGCGCCGACGCTGCCGCTGATGGTGCGGCTGATGAGCGCCAACGGCTCCGACTCGGCCGCCGGTACCGAGATCGTCAACTCGGGGGGCTCGACGTACACGCCACAGTCGATCGCCTTCCCGGCCGCCACCGGCACTACGTCGACCGCGAACACCTCGGACGTGGTGTTTGCGAACGTGCCCGCCGTCGGCGGCTCCGGTGTTGTCGGAGCCGAAATCTGGGACAGCGCAGGCACCCCCTTCCGTTGGTGGTGGGGTGCAGCGAACGCGTCCAAGGTGACGAACCTGGGCGACACCTTGAAGATCCTCGCGGGGACCCTCATCCTGACATCGCAGTGAGGCCGGTATGTCGCTAGCGCGCTCCGACCTGCTCCAGCAGATCAACTCCGGCAACCTCGGTACCGGCTCCTTCGTCCCGGCCGCGTTCACCCCGCCTGCCAGCTCGTACATGCTGGTCGGGGTCATGGCGACGGAGAACAGCGGCTCGGCGCCCAACGCGAACGACGTCACGATCAGCTCGAATACGGGCCTGACGTTCTCGAAGCCCATCGCGGCCCTAGCCGTCGGCGCATCGTTCGCCACCTACGTGGTGATCTTCGCGGCGGCCGTCACCAGCTCGGTCAGCACCACCCTGACCGTGTCGTTCAACGGGCGCACGATCAGCGTGGCGGGCGTTTCCGTGGCCGCATGGACCGGCTACAACGTCGGCACGCCCACCGGCGCTACCGCGTCGGGCTCGCAGACGGGCAGCTTCACCACCCCCAACCCGGCGCCGTTGACGCTCAGTGGCGCCCCGGCCAGCACATCCGAGGTGTGGGGCTTCCTCGGCGCCGACAAGAACACCCCCGACATCACGCCCGGCACCTCGATCGGCTTCACGGAGACCGCAGACCAGTACAACGGGGCCGCCATCAACGGCGGATTCGAGTCGGAGGTGCGCGGATCCAGTACCTCGACGGCGGTCCTCTGGGACGATGTGCGGCCCGGCGGCGGCGCCCTGTTCAACTGGGGCGCCCTGGCCGTAGAGGTCAAGGCAGCCACGGGCGCGCCGGAAGTCGACCTGGCCGCCACGTTCACCGCGACCGGCAGCATGACGGCGCCCTTGCAGAACCAGGTGCCCCTGTCGGCCAGCTTCGCCGCGACCGGCAGCATGAGCGCCGCCCTAGGGCCGGATACCACGTTCCTGGCCGCCCATTTCACCGCTACCGCAGGAATGACGGTCGCCCTGAACGTGCCCACCAGCGGCCCGACCGACCCGATCGGCATGCCCGTGGCGCAGGAGCTGCTGGCCTGCTTCACGACCCAGCTCCAGCAGCTACCGAGTCCGCCCGCCCAGATCCAGCTGCGCCTCGGGCAGGAGACCGGCCCGCTGATCGGACCCAACGTCGACGAGTGCTGTGCTGGGCTGGCCTGGATCCGCATCGCCAACATCTATCCGTCGTGGGACAGCTTCCCGGCGCCCGACAACACGTGGCTGCCGTGCGGCCCGTTGGCTTACGCGGTGGTGCTGGAAATGGGTGTCGCGTTCTGCATGCCCTGGTCCGACTCGGACGACTCGTTCGACAACCAGGACCCGCCGAACGCGACGGACTGGGCGACAGCGGCCGCGACGCAGATGGTCCACCAGACGTTGATGCGGCGGACGGCGGCGTGCTGCTTCCGGCCGACGCAGCGGCGGGCGGTCGGCGAATGGACGCCGCTACCGGTCGAAGGTGGCTGCACCGGCGGTAAAATGCTGGTGACCGTGTCGGTGCCCGCACCGTGCGCGGACTGCTGAGGAGGAAACTCGTGGGCCGGATGAGCATCAAGCCGCCGACACGCACGTACGAGGTGCTGGTGAGCTTCAGCGCGATGAACGTGGGTGAGCGGTTCACCGATGAGTCGTTCCCCGACGACGACACCTGGGCCGCCGGGCACGTCGCGACCGGCTATCTTCGTGATGTGACGGAGGAGGTCGCGGATGTCCGGGGTGAAGTCGGTCAGGGTTGACCTGTACGGCGACGTCATCAAGGGCGTCCTGCATGATCTCGCGGGTAAGGAAGTCACCCGCACGACGATCAAGGTCCTCAATCGCGCCAGGGTGCTGACGCCCGTCGACACCGGCAACCTGCGCGCGAGCCACCAGTTCAAGCTGAAGCAGTCGGCGAACAGGGTCACCGGCGAGGTCTTCACCAAGGTCAAATATGCCCTGCCCGTGCACGAGGGCCGCCGCGCCATCGTCATCCGACCCAAGGACAAGCAGGCCCTCGCGTTCCGCTGGCACGGCCAGCAGTTCGTCCGCAAGTGGGTGTCGCAACCGGCCCGGAACGGGCGCCCATGGCTACGGGACGCGCTGCGCGAGGTCGCGACCGGCGAGGGCTACACGATGCAGAGCGCTGCCGCAGCAGACGCCAGCGGCGGCGGCGATACGTAGGAGGAGGAGAAATGCTTAAGGTTCGCTGGCAGGACAACCCCGGAACCCGAATGACGGCGGTCGCTGCCGAGGCGCTCATTGATGCCGCGAGCGTGGCAGTGCAGGAGGGGATGCTGATCTTCAAGCACGAGGATGGTAGGACGCTGCTTTTGCTTCCGCAGAACCGCTTTATTGACGCCAAGGAGGTCTTCGAGTGAGCGTCATCGAGATCTACCGTAACCGGCTGCCGATGCATCCGCTGCTCGGCCGCCACGAGCACTTCGACAGCCGGTCGAAGGCCTACGCGGTCCAGCCGTCCGCCACGCCGGTCACGTCGGTCCGGCACAGGCAGTTCATCGGCATCCTCGACCAGGGCCAGATCGGCTCGTGCACCGGCAACGCCTCGACCTCGTGCGCCTACCACGAGCCGTTCTGGGAAGCGACTGACCTGCCGCACTGGAAGTACACGCCGGACGAGGCGGGCGCCCGCGCCTGGTACCACGAGAACACCATTGAGGACGGCTACCCGGGCACCTGGAATGTCGACGGCACCGGCGAGGACACCGGCTCCGACGGGCTCACCTCGTCGAAGGTCGCGCAGGAGGCTGGCATCTGCTCCGGCTATCAGGCTGCCCTCGACCTGGACTCGTCGCTTCAGGCCCTGATGACGGCGCCCGGCATCACCGGAATCCCCTGGTACAACTCGATGTTCAACGCCCCGTCCAACGGCATGCTCACCGTCGATATGGCCTCCGGTCTGGCGGGCGGGCATGAGCTCGTGGTGGACGAGGTCAAGGCGGCCGATGCGCCCGGCAACGGTACCGGTGAGGTGATCGTCGGCGGCGACAACTCGTGGGGCGGCTCGTGGGGGTTCAACGGCCGCTGGTACATGAAGGCGTCCGACTGGTGGGCGCTGCGCAAGCAGCAGGGCGACGTCTACTTCTGGACGCCGAACACGTCGCCTGCGCCGACGCCGGTCGACCCGACCGACGACGAGATCCTCTGGGCGGCCGGAAAGCACTTCGCGCGGGAGCGCCACACGCTGACCGACTATCGGCACCTGGCGTCCGCGCTGCGCTCCTGGGGTGCCCGGAAGGGCTTCACGCTGTGAGCGAGTTGACGGTGATGGTCGAGCTGGGTGACCGGCAGATCGAGATGCGCAAGCCGACGGACGGGGCGCTGGTGGTGCTGGCCAGGACGTTCCGGGGCCTGCCCAAGATCGAAAACGTTGACGAGTTGCCGGACGACGTGCGGGACCGCATGATCCGCAACCTCGGCACCCTCGGCAAGATCGTCGACGGCATGGTCGTCAAGGACGACGACAAGGACTGGCTCGAAGACGCCATGATCGAAGGCGACGTCAGCGCCGAGGACGTCTTCGGGGCGATCCGCGTGGCGGGCGAGAAGTTCAACGGCGCGGCGGCGCCCGCCAAGAAGGCCGCGCCCGTCCGTCGGCGTCGATCGTGAGTGGCTTGAAGACCAAGCGGGTCGTCTGGACGATCGTCTTCCTGAGCATCACCCTGGCGGCGATCGTGATGGAGTGCATCGCCGGTCTCCTGCATCCGGCGGGCACGATCCCGTGGACCGAGTATCTCGCCCGGTACGTGCCGTGGCCGTTCCAGCTCGCCGCGTACGTGATCCTCGCCGTGTGGCTGCCGTTCCACTTCTGGCGGCACGACCACCTACGCAGTGTTGCGTACCGCAACGGTCGGGCCGACGCGATTGTGGAGGTGGCCGCCGCCAAGGCGATGAGCCAAGAATGGCGGGAGTCTCCGGAGGCTTACGGCGAGCGGGCAGCGTGGACCATGGACGTGGCGATGATGCTGCGAGGGATGACGGCCGTCGACCCGGAGCTGCGTAAGGGCGTCGTGTACGCCGCAGACTGGCTCGATCCGCCCCATGGCGGCTGACGCCCTCGCAGCGCTCAAGATCTGGGCGCTTGACGTGGACCTGGCCGGGGAGACCTTCACAGTGCCGCCCCGGCCAGCCGCTGACTGGTTCCTGGCGATCCTCGACGAGGACACGCCGTTGCCGCTGATCCCCGGTCTGATGGATGCGGGCGCGGAGGAGCGCATCGGGGATCTCCTGCTAGACGGGGACGTGGACGCCGAGCTGATCGTCACGCGGTCCCGGGAGCTGCTGACGGCGGCGGCGGGGCGCCCGTGGTGGGAGGCGGACCGGCTGATCCGCTCGGCGGGGGCGTCGTGGCACATCATCGGCGGGGAGTTGACCCGGCTCGGCGTGGACCTGGACCGGGTGAGCCTGGCGGCGGCCCTGAACGCCATCTACGTGATCTGCGTGCGGACGATGGACGAGAAGGAGCGCAACAAGTTCGACATCGACCTGCGCCTGCCCCCGATCGGGGTGGAGGGGGTCACCACGGAGGAGATGTACGACCAGCGGGCGGCGGAGGCGGCGTTCGCGGCCCTGATGGGACAGGCCCGCCCTCCTGACCCCGTAGGATCCTGACCATGGCGGGAGTGCTGGGTCGCGCGTTCGTGCAGGTCTTCGCGGACCTGAGCAAGTTCACGCCCGGTCTGCGCAAGGAGATCAAGAGGGCTCTCGACGAGCAGACGAAGGATCTGCGGTTCGATGAGCTCGACAAGTCGGCGGAGAAGGCCGGAGAGTCGGCGGCCGATGAGCTGGGCAAGGGTGTCGACAAGAAGATCGAAAACAATATGGATAAGGAGGGCAAGAAGGGCGGTAACAGTTTCGGCAAGGGGCTGAAGAGTGCCCTGGGCGGCGCGGTCGCCGCCTTCATGCCCATCCTGATCAGCCTTGGCGTCGAAGCCGCCGCCGCCCTGGCCCCGGCCGCGCTCGCTCTGGGCGGCACACTGCCCGCCGCCATCTTCAGCATGATCGGCGCGATGGCTGTCCTCAAGATGGCCACTTCTGGCGTCGGCACCGCCCTGAAGGATGCGTTCGATCCGAAGAAGGCGAAGCAGTTCAACGAGGCGTTGAAGAAGCTTGCCCCGGCCGCTCGTTCCTTCGTGATGGAGATCAAAGGTCTGCATCCGGCGTTCCACCAGCTACAGCAGGACGTGCAGCAGACCTTCTTCGTGCAGTTGCAGGGCGTCCTTACCCGGGTTGCGCACACGCTGCTGCCGACGCTGCGCGCCGGGCTGCATCAGCTCTCCGCCGACCTTGGTCAGATGGGCCGGGGGCTGCTGACCGCCTTCGGCAACGGTAAGCAGAACTTGGCGCAGATCTTCGTCGATGCGCACCAGGCCATCAAGCCGTTCATTCCGCTGGTTGGCCAGCTCGCATCGGCGTTCCTGACGATTGGTGCGGTCGCGGGCCCGCTGTTCGTCAGCTTGTCCGGCGGTTTCGCGCACCTGTTGGGGATGTTCTCGCAGTTCATTGCGCAGGCGGCCAGCTCTGGCTCGCTGGCGCAGTTCTTCAGCGATGCCCTGGTGGTGTTGAGGCAGGTCGGTGGGCTACTCCACAACGTTTTTGGTCTTGTGACGTCGCTGATCTCGGCGCTGCAAGCCGACGGCGCCCAGGCTCTCGGATTCGTCTCCACCCTCATCGGCGACCTCGCCGTGTTCTTCCGTTCCGCACAGGGTAAGCAGGCCCTTGCGCAGATTTTCCGACTGCTCAACACGGCGCTGAGCGCCATGCAGCAGATCCTGACGCCGCTGCTCCCGGCGATCGGAACGCTGACGGGCCTGCTCGCCGGGGGGCTCGCGAACGCGCTGATCGCCTTGACGCCGCTGCTGGTGGGTGTCGCGAACTTCCTCGGCAAGAACCCTGCGCTGCTGTACGGGGCGATCGCCGCCTGGGGTTCCTACAAGCTGGCGCTCATGGCTGTGGCTGTGGCTGAGGGAATCGTGGACGCCCTCGACCCGATCGGCTGGATCGTGCTGGCCGTGGCCGCCATCGCTGCCGGGGCGTACCTGATCTACAAGAACTGGGGGGTGATCGTCGGCGCCCTGAAGACCGCCTGGGCGGCCGTGGCCTCCTTCTTTACCGGCATCTGGAACTGGATCGTCACGGTCGGCAAGGACATCGGGAACTGGTTCACCGTCACCCTGCCGAACTTCTTCGCCAGCATCCCCGGGAAGATCTGGGCCGTCCTGAGCGCTCTTCCGGGGCTGCTCGGCCGTCTCTTCCTTGACGCCCTGCACGCGGCCGGTGAGGCGATCGGTGTCGGGATCGGCCTGATCCTCGTGTTCTTCATCAAGCTGCCCGGGTGGATCTGGGATGCGGTCAAGGCGATCGGGCACCTGTTCGTCGACCTGTGGCATTCGGCTCTGCTGTTGGGTGATGCGGTTCTTCATGCGGGCATTAACGCCGTGATCTTCCTGTTCTCCACGCTGCCCGGAAAGATCTACAACTTCGTGATGCGGCTGCCCGGCATCATCGCGGGGGCGTTCCGGTCTGCGTGGGACTGGGCGAAACGCGAGGTCGTCGCAGGAGCCGACGCCGTGATTAACTTCGTGATGCGGCTGCCCGGACGAATCTCCGGCTTCTTCAGCAACGTCGGTCACGCCATCCTCGGCGGCCTCAAGGCGGGCATCAACGCCGTAATCTCCGGCTTCAACTCCGGCATCGACCAGGTGGCCAGCGTCGTGCACATCGGCCTGCCGCACCTGCCGATGCTGGCCACCGGCGGCCTGATCAAGGCGCCCACCCTGGCCGTGGTCGGCGAAGCCGGGCCCGAGGCGGTCATCCCGCTCAGTGATCCCGCCCGCGCGGCTGCCGTGGCCCAGAAGACGGGCCTGCTGGACATCCTCGGCAGCAAGATGAGCAACACCGGAGCCATGCTGGTCAAGGTGTACCTGGGCACCCGGGAGATCACGGATATCCTCAACGTGCAGATCGACAAGAAGATGAGCGACCAGGCCAACGAGCTGGCCTACGGGACGAGGTGACCGATGTCCACGATCACGGCCGCCGCCGACAGCACGAAATCTCAGGTCCGGCTCGATCTCGACTTCTCGGACATTGACGCCCCGTACGCCTACGTGGCCCGCGTCGACCCGATCACCGGGGCGGCCACGCAGGTGCGCGGTCACGGCTCGTCGACGACCATCGCAGGCCTGGCGTACGCACCCATGCAGGCCGGGTACAAGGCGGTCCTGTACGACACGGAAGTACCCCTCGACAGCTCCTTCTACTACACGGCTACGGCGCCGTCGGTCGCGATGAACGCCAACTCGACGTTCGCCGGTGGCTTCGCCGATCCCTGGTATTCGACAGTCCCCGCGTCGATCTTCCTGCGGATGACGACGAACAGCTCCGGCACGAACTTCCTGACGTTCTTCACTGACGGCACCCGGGCTTCTCCGACGATCCGCGCGGAGGAAGTGCCCGCCACCCCCGGGGCCACGCTCACCGCCACGGCCAGCGTCTCAGCGAACATCTCGCAGGGCATCATCTTCGGGATCACCTGGTGGAACGCCGCCGGAGCCATCATCAGTTCGACGACGTCGACCGCCACCGTTCTGGCGGCGACAACCGTGACGGTCAGCGGCGTCGCTCCCGCCAATACGGTGTCCGCGCAACTGCTGATGGCGATGTCTGGCACTCCGGCCGCGACGACCATTCTCAGCATGGGGTCGTACGCCCTGACCAACGCCGCCGGTTCCGCCACCTCGGGAGCCGCTCTCGTGCCGTCGCTCGGTGCCTGCCAGCTCAAGGATCCGCTGCGGCCCGGCAGCAATGTCCGGGTCGATTTCTCGTTCGACCCGAACCCGCTGTGCACGCCCAGCGAAGGTGTGTTCTTCCAGAGCATGGACGCCGAGCAGCAGGCAGCGAACGCGGCCACCTTCAACGTCAACAACCAGGCGAACCCGGTTGTCGTGTCGAAGGTGCGTAGCTCCGTCACCTCGACGTTGACGTTGGTGAGCCGGACCTTCCCTGACCGTGACCGGCTCGATCTGCTGCTGGCGCCGGGCTCCCCGCTGCTGTTCCAGGTACCCGACGAGTACGGCCTTCCCGACCGATACCTGTCGGTTGTGGCCGATACGAAATCTCGGGTGCTGCCGGACCATCGGCAGCCGATCCGGGTGTTCACGCTGCCGTTCGCGTCCGTCAGCGCCCCCGGCGGCCCCATGCAGGGAACCGTGGGGGCGCGCTGGCAGGACACCTGCAACCGGTATGCGAGCTGGGCGCTGGTCAACGGCGCCGGGCTGACCTGGATCCAGGTTCTCGACGGGCTGGCGGGCTGATGGTGTGGCCTGGGGGTCTCGACGCGCAGTACCGGGACGCTTTGGTGCGTCCGCACGTGGTCTACAACCGGGTGGATGTGCTGTCCCGCGACGGCACGGTGCTGCAATCTGATCTGCCGTTCATCGACGGTAGCGTGCGCGCCACCTTGAACAGCCGCGTGGCGCGCGTTCTGAGCCTGTCGGTGGACCGGTCCTGGTTCCCGCTGCTGGCCGCTGGTGGCATCGACACGGGCGGCCTGCTGGCGCCGTTCGGGAACCGGATCCGCGCCTACCGGGGTATCACCTACGGCGACGGCTCGTGGGTGACGTTCCCCGTGTTCTACGGGCGCATCGAGCAGGTCCAGATGGGCCGCAACGGCTCGGTCAGCGTCGCCGCCAACGATTTGGCCGCTGACGTGGTGGATGCGCAGTTCGAAAGCCCGCAGTCGTCGGTGCCGACGAACACGATCAGCACCGAGTTCCGTAGGCTCGTGCGCGACGCCCTGTCCGATGCCGTATTCGGCACCTCTGATCTGACCGCCTCGCTGATCCCGCCCCTGGCGTGGCAGAACGACCGTGCCCAGGCCCTCGACGACATGTCCGCCACGGTCGCGATGCTGTGGTACCCACTGGCCGACGGATCCTTCGTGCAGCGCCTCGTGCCGTGGACGAAGCCGGGACAGGTTGCGCAGGTGGCTCTGGCCGACGGCACGAATGCGGCGCTGGGCGTCAACAACGCCATCGCCGACTGGACGATCACCGTGTCCCGGACCGGCGTCTACAACTCGGTGACGTTCGCCTCGGAGCGGCAGGACGGCACCGCGCCGAAGTACGCCACGGTGCGGGACCTGTCCGCGACCAGTCCCACCTACTATCTGGGCAACTTCGGCCGTAAGCCGTTGCTGATCCAGAACCAGGCGGCCCTGTCGCAGGCCCAGTGCCTTGCCGCCGCGCAAAGCTCCCTGAAGGCCGCAACCGCCATCACGCAGGTTTGGGATCCCGTGTCGATCGTCCCTGACGCGTCGCTGGAGCTGGGCGATCTGATCGCGATGGATGCTGAGGGAGCGGCGAGCACGCAGGTTATTGTCGGCTTTACGCTGCCGCTGCGCGAGACGGGGGACATGTCGTTGAGCTTGCGCGCCTACTCCCCGGTGACCTCGTGAGCACGAAGCTGGCGCACCAGACGCAGAAGACCGCCGGGATCCCCAACGGCCTGCGTACCGCCACCGTCACGGCCACGTCTCCGCTGACTATTTCAGTCGCCGGGGGCGCCTTCTCGTCCGGAGTGGGCGCGCTCGCCTCGTATTCACCGTCTGTCGGCGATGTGGTGTCGGTCTTCCGCCAGGATTCATCCTGGCTCGTGCTGGGCTCCGTGGCGCTGACTGGCGTGACGCGCAGGGTGGGCACGACCAATGCCGATACGGACGGCTCGGCGACGTCAGGGACGACGGAGCTCGTGGTTAACACCGTTACGGTGAATATAATCGCAGGCCAGCTATACCATGTAAGGTCGTATTTCCCCTATGTGGGATCGGTGGCTGCCGACAAGTTCTTTATTCGCCTACGTGAAGGCAATACGATTACAGGGGCGCAGATTACGTACGACAACGCGACGATTACCACTACGTCGGCAGTGTACGTAGCGAAGCCAGAAGCCGACTGGGTAGCCCCGACTTCCGGGAGTCAAGTATTCTGCGTGACTGCCCAGCAGTTCGCCGGAACTGGCACGCTTACGCCGAAGGGCGCCCCGTCGCAGAAGCGCTCGATCATCGTCGATCTGATCGCAGACTAGGAGGCGGCGGGAATGGTCACCACCGGGTATAACGACACGTTCAACCGGACCGTTTCCAACGGCCTCGGGACGGCCTTCTCCGGGCAGGCGTACACGCTGGTCGGCACCAATACGCAGTTCAGCGTGGCGCCCAGCACGGCCAGCATCGCCGTGTCCGCCGTTGGCGACAACATCGGGTACGTGGACCGGCAGACGCAGGACATCGACATCACCGCCCAGGTGGCACTGTCCGCGATCCCCACGACCAACCTAGCCACGGTCGGCTTCGTGTCGAAGCTGTCCGGCAGCGGCAACTACTACAACGCCACCATGATGGTCGCGACCGGCGGCGCAGTGTCGCTGCGTTTCTCCAAGAACGTGGGCGGCTCCCTGTCGACGATCTCAACGACCCTGGTGACCGGGCTGACGTACGTCGCGAACACCTTCTACAACCTGCGGTACACGAACACCTGGAGCGTGGCGCTCCAGACGAACGTCATGACGTTGAAGCTGTGGGCGATAGGCGCGGCGCAGCCGGGTGGGTGGATGGCTACCGCACAGGATGCGTCATTCACCAACTTCACGTCGGGCACGAACGCCGGGATCATGGGCCGTGACGAGTCCACCGTGCTGGGCACGATCACCACCAAGCATCAGAGTGTCGTAGCGAGCTCGTACGGGCTGCCGATGCCCGCCGCCACGGATCCGATGTGCTACGACCCGGCGATCACCTTCCCCCGGCAAGAGTCGCTTCAGTCCCTGGCGGGCGCCGCCGACGCCGTGGTCGCGACGATCGACCCGCTGACCTCGCTCGCAGGCCTGTTCCCGCGCGTCCGGGTCAGTAACAGCCTCCTGTCGATCAACACGGCCGGGATCTTCGTCGGGATCACGTTCGCCGCGACCGAGTTCAACATCGGCACGACCACCAATCTCAGCTACGACAACACGGCCATCTACCTTCCGACGGGGATTTGGCTCGTCAGCTTCGAGATACGGCTGTCGGAGGCGGCGAGCGACTACATCGATCTGTCGCTCAGCGCGGGAAGCTCGTCGATCGACGTCGACATGCGCTCCAACGCGGCGCAGACCAACGATCAGGGCGTCGGCGGCACGGGGCACGCCACCATCCTGGCGATATCCACGGATCCGACGACATCGCTGAAATGCCGGGTGTCGTTCAACGCGAACAATGTTGCGACGACGTACACGGCCACCTATCTCGCCCTGACCGCCATCAAGATTTCGGACTATTTCGCATGAGCGGATCAACAGTCACCGAGGGGTACCCGTACCCGCTTCCGTCGGACTTCGCGGACGTGCAGGACGCCTTCCGCCTCGCTACGGCCATCGACACGGACCTGCGCGCCGAACAGGCGCCGTTCCGGGCGTTCATGGCGCGGCCGTCGTTCATCGGTCGGCAGACGTCGAACGGCAGCGGCTTCATCTCGGGCAGCCAGTCGCTGGTAATGGGGGCTGTCGAGTGGGACAACACGGGGGGCCTGACAGCGGGTGCGAGCTCCTGGAGTCAGCCGCTCAGCCAGCAGCCGTCGTGGTGGCTGTTCGGCTGCACGGTGCTGGTCGCCATCATCTCGGGCACCCCCGTGGTCGGCGACATGAACATGGGGCGCATTCAGGTTGCGACGACCGATCAGGTTAGCGGGGTGTCGACGAACACGTTCGCCTACCAGCGCAACGACGACACGAACACCGGCGGCGAGTGGATCAACTTGAGCATGGCGGCGCCTTTGTATCGGGGGTCTGCCTCGTGTTCACTCATCCTCAACGGCAGCACTCAGAAGTCGGTCCAGGCCGGGTCGCGCTTCTGGGGCATGTATCTGGGCCCGGTGACCTGACATGACGATGCGCAAGACGCCCTACCTGCGGTTGCGTTACCCGTGGGCCAGCGACGTTGTCGCGGCGGCCGATGTCCAGTCGATGGCGCAGGACATCGATCAGGCCCTGGTCAACACGGCCACCCTGGCGGCCAACTTCTCGCGGATGTCGTCGGTGGTGGTGTCGCGCGCGGCTGTGCAGAGCATCACGAAGGCCACCCTGACCGCGATCAGCTTCGACACGGTCATCGCCAACAACGGGGCCAACAGTCCACTCGCCAATGGTTCCTGGTACGCGGCTGGGACGCCGACCCGGCTTACCGCGCCGTCCGCGTGCGTGGTGCTGGCGAGCGGCTTCTGTGGCATCAACCTCGGATCTGCGCTGGGTACGGCCGGGTGTATTCAGCTTGAGATCACCCTGAACGGGGCGGTAGCGGCGCCGAACGTCCAGGGGACCAAGTGGGGTCCGACGAGTGCTGTGACGGGTCAGCAGTGGGCGTCGGCGCTGTCGATGTGGAAGTTGGCGGCGGGCGATTTCCTGGAGTTGAAGGTGTATTGGACGGGTACTCCGGCAGGTCCGTTCAACACGGACAACGTGGACCCGCCGATGCTCAGCTTGATGATGGTGGGGCTCCCCTCCGTAGCCTGATTTGTCAGACATTTATGAAAGGATGATCTAGCAGGCGTAATAACGGAACGGGGCACCATGACCTTGATCAACGCGCAGTCCTTGCCCTGGTACTTGATCGGCGTTCTCGTCACTGCGCTCGTCGCGGTGTTTTACGCCCTCCTCAGAGGGAAGATCCTCTCCAGTCAGGTCTCCGAGCTAATACGAGAAAGCGCCGTAAAACGGGCAGAGATAGCCGAGGCTGGCGTTTCCGCTAATACTAGGAGCCTCGAATCCCTGGGAGACTCGGTAGCAAAGCTCATGGTGCTCGCAGAAAATCAGGACAAGGTTCTGAAGGCCCTGCACGAGCGCGCGGGCCGGGGGGACACTAGAGGTCGAGGTGGTACCTCGTGAGGTGGCCGTGGCGCAGGAAGCTGGAGCAGGCCGAGGAGGCGGTGCGGGCAGCCGAGGTGCTGCGCGACACCGCTCAGGCGCAGCAGCGCAAGGCCGAGCGAATAGCTCCCCGCGTGGACGCCGTGACCTCCTCCCTACAGCGGATACGCACGGACAACCACATCGGCCCGTTGATCGATGCGGTCCTGCGAGGTGGCGATTGACCCCCCAGCTGCTCGGCACCATCGGCGTCTACCTCTCGGCGGCCATCTCCACGATCGGTCTGGCGGGCTTCGTGTCGCTGTCGCGTTTCTGGCGTTCCCGGGGCGGCTGGCATGTCTTCTGGTACATGCTGATGATCACGTGGGTACTCGACATGAGCTCGATTGCTCACCTGTTCGACCCTCCGTGGTTCGTCTGGATGCGGGTCGGGACGTTCGCCGTGGGCATGCCGCTGGTGCTCGCATGGCGAACCTGGATCGTTTTCGATCTTCAGCTGCTTCAGCGGCGACGCGAACGGGATGACGTACGGTAGGGATTGACAGTCGCCCGGCTGCCAACCAGGAGGAGTGACGCTGTGACGATCTTCGGCTGGGACATGTCCCCGATCGACGTACGCGGCCCCGACGAGTGCTGGCCGTGGACGGCAGGCAAGAGCCAGGGATACGGCAGCATCCGTTACAACGGTATGGCCGTCGGCGTTCACCGCCTGACGTACGAAGCCCACTTCGGACCGATCCCGCCCGGGATGGTGGTGGACCACGTCTGCCACAACCGCGATCCGAATTGCCCTGGGAACGCGTGCAAGCACCGAAGCTGCCAGAATCCGGCGCACCTTGAGTTGGCCACGATCGGCGAGAATCGCCGCCGCGCTCCGATAGCCGGAGTCGCCAAGAGGAACGCAACGAAGACCCGATGTCCTCAGGACCATCCGCTCTCGGGGGACAACCTTCTCAACATGAAAAGTGGCGCGCGCATTTGCAAGGAATGCGCCCGGATCAGGCGACAGGCGCACCGCGCTCGTGTTTCCGCTAGGGAGGTGGTGCTTCGATGACGATCTTCGGTTGGGATATGTCGCACTTTTGACGCCCCGAGCATCGGCAGCGCGCTGGCCGAGGGCATCGAATTCGTCACCCACAAGGCGGGAGGCGACGCCACTGACGCCGAACTGCCCGCCTGGTGGGCTGGAGTCCGCAGCATCGACCCGTCCAAGCTGCTGCTCGGCGCGTACTGGGTGCTCTACCCGGGAGATCCGGCCGGACGTGCGGATGCCTTCCTGGCGCGCCTCGACGCGGCCTGCCCGGGTTGGCGGGATCGGCCGTTCATCCTGCAAGCCGACTGCGAGAAGTGGAACGGCAACTCGGCCACTGTGCCGAGCAAGGCGAACATCAGGGTTTTCTGTGACCGCCTGGTCGAGAAGGCGTCCAAGCTGCGGCCGGTCGTGTACGGCCCGAAGTGGGTGTACGGCGACGGGCTGTTCGGTCTCAACTATCCCCTCTGGGCCAGCTCGTACGTGACCGGGGCGGGCGGTTTCAAGACGCTCTACCCGGGCGACTCCTCGTCACACTGGGGCGCATACAGCGGGCAGACGCCCGAGATCCTCCAGTTCACCAGCTCGGCCACCATCGGCGGGCAGACCACGTGCGACGCCAACGCCTACCGTGGAACCAAAGACCAGCTAGAGGCGCTGCTGGCGCCAGGATGGAGCCAAGACATGACAGCCCCGACCGCCGCCGACAACGCTAAGGCCGCCTGGGCGGACTACCGCATCAAGAACGCCTACTCCGGCGTCATGCAGAGCCCCGAGACGCTGCTGTCGTACGCGGCCAGCGCCACCGGCATCGCGGGCTATGTGGATACCAAGCTGGCGCCGCGCTTCCAGGCCATCGCCGACTTCCTGGCCACCATGGCGGCCAACGCGGTCACTGAAGCCGACGTTTCCGCCCTCCAGACGTCAATCGGCCAGGTCGACGAGAACGTCCTCGCGGACCTGGCCGACGCGGGGCGCACCGACCAGGAAGTGGCCGACGCGCTGAAGGCCGCCCTCGGCGCGCGGGCGGCGGCTGTGGGCGCCCTCCTGGCGGGCCCGGCATGAATCCGTTCCGCCGCTTCCCGCTGACCACGCTCATCACGTGGGGGACAACGGTGCTGGCGCTGCTGGTCGTGCTCCAGTCCGCCCACGTGCTCACCGGCCCGGAGGCGCGCTGGGTGGATGCGGCGGCCGGGCTGCTCCAGGTGATCCTGACCGCGTACGCGCGGCAGCACACGACGCCCGTAGCGGCCCCCAGGGACGCGTACGGGCGTCGCCTGGTACCCGCGCCGGGTGAGGCTCTGATTCCGCCGCAGAAGTGAGCTCAGGGCTGCCGCTGCCATGTTGCGGGCAGCGGCAGCCCCACGCCCCACGCGAAGTGCAGGCCGAGGAACGCCAGGCCTAGCAAGAGAAGGTCAACCGAGCCGAGGTGCACTCCGAACGCGGCGAGGAACCAGATGATGGCTGCTATCAGGGCAAACATGCCAGACTGGTACCCACTAGCGGCGCTACTCGAAACGAGGGCTGATGGCCGGGCGTACCCCGACGAGCGTGACCAGTGTGACCCGTACCGCGCTGACGGCCTTCCCGGCGCCGTCGGTGGCCGGGGACGTGTCCAACGGCAACGTGAGCCCGAACGACGGGGCCACCATGATCGCCGTGCTCAACTCCGACGCGGGCGCCACGCACGGCCTGACCGTGACGGTCGCCTCCGGCGTGGACGGGCTGACGGCCGGGCCGCGCCCGTACACGATCCCCGTCTCGGCCAGCGGCACGCAGCTACTCGGGCCGTACCCGATCCAGTTCTACGGCTCGCAACTGCTGTGGAACGTCGACTCCGCGCAGCTCAAGGTTGCGTTGTACTCGCTGCTCGGGCCGTAACTCGCCATCTTTTTTGATCTTGCGCTTCTTGCCCGCGAAGGATCGCTGGATCGGCAGAGCGGCGCGGCGCAGTTCGTTCAGCGCCCGCCGTTCTGCCGCTCGGCGCTGTGTCCGGCGCCCTCGACTACTGCTCACCGGGAACTTCGGGGGCAGTCAGGTCGGGGCCGGAGTCGGCCGCCCAGGTCAGCAGCCGGATCACCGTGTCGCCAGGCGTCGCCCCGTCCCACTTCGGCGCGTGCTCCAGCTCGGGCACTGCGGCGAAGTCGTCCCAGTGCGACAGCTTGTAGTGGTAGGTGATCGTCCCGGCGGGCGTGTCGATCCCCACGATGAAGTAGCCGCCCTCGAACATCGGGTCGCCGTCGGGATGGTGCGCCTTGGACCGCCAGGAGATGTCGGCGCGCTCGGCCGCCAGCGCCGCCGTGAGGGCCCGCCGGTGGTCGTACAGCTCCTCCATCGTGTGGTAGCCGTCGGTGAGCTGGCCCGGATGGCCCTCGAACATGAGGCCGTTGCAGGTGGCCTTCTCGGCGGGCACCGCTTCGTAGCAGGCGTCGGTGCAGGGGGCATCCTGGTGCGCGCGCGGCGGTCCGATGAGCCTGCGGTCGCTCATGCCTCGGGGTCCGGGGTTCCGTCGGCGGTCCGGTAACGACGGTCTCCGTCGAACGGCGGTAGGTCCACGGTGGTTACCGGACCTGCCGCGTTCGACCATGTCGAGGTGCCGGGCGCGCCTGCCTTGGGCGGGTTCACGGCTGTGGCTGTGGTGAACGCCGGAGCGTTGACGACGGTGGCCGGGCGCGGCACCGGGCCGGGCTTGCCCTGGTCGCTGCGGATGCCCGCGCGGATGCCGCTGTCCTTGGCGTCGACGAGCCGGTTCAGGGCTGTGACCAGCTCGGCCGAGTCGTTCGGGATGCTGTTGATCAGTTCGACGGCCGCCACGAAGAACGGCCGGGAGAAGGGCTGAAGGGGCGCGGCAAGGTGCGAGAACGCCAGCCAGGCAAGCGCGGTCTGGACGCCAGGATGGCGGCCGTGGGTGATCAGGGCGGCGTGGTCGGCCGTGCCGTAGGTGGGCTGGCCGGGCGGGTTGACGATCATGTGAGGTTCTCCTCCGGGTCGTTGTCGATCTTGTAGTTGAGCGAGTATCCGGGATCTAGGTTGAGCTCGTCGGCCCACCGGTAGCCGCCCTCCTCGGTCAGGTACCACCAGCCGTACCCGTTCACGGTGTGAATCTTCGCGGGAACCTCGCGCGGGTCGACACCCGAGCGACGCTCGATTACCCAGCCGACCTCGATGCACTCGGTCGCGGCATTCAGCGTCCGCTCGTGACAGGGGCGGCACAGCATCAAAAGGTTGCGCACGTCGTTGGAGACCTCGCCTGCGAGCCCGTGTACGCCGCCGGAGCCGCGCGTCATCCGATGGTGCGGGTCAAGGCGGTCGGCGTACCTGCCGCAGCCTTCGCACGTATGCCACGTCCTGGCCTGCGCGAGGGCCTTGGCGATTTCGAACTTCACCGCACGACCGCCTCGTCAAGCCACGCATCGACCGCCTCGTGGCCGCGCCCGGTTCCGGACACTGGTCGGGCGGACTCGTCCGTCTCGAAGCCGAGCAGCTCCCGGAAGCCCTGCATGGCGGGCGCGTATCCCATCCCGCTGTCGCGGACGACCGTCGCGGTCGGGTCGACGCCTGCCTTCTTGACGAGGCGCCGCCGCTGACGAGGGGTAAGGGCACGACCGTCGCTCAGGTAGATCTTGGCCCGCCGGTAGGTGTTCATCCTGACCATCTCCTAATGTCTGCCTTAAGCATACACTAGCAAGGACAGTGATGGGTCTTGCTGTGCTCCGGATTCGGCCAATGGCCGGTGGCCCGCTTCTCCAGCCGTGCGCAATGCCCCTTGACCTGCTCGGGTTTGACGTACTTGCCCAGGTGGTCCAGGCAGCGGCAGAACGCGCACGGCTCCGGCCAGCGGATCTTCGCCGCGCCCTCCCCGGTCGTCCAGTACGCGTCGAGCCGCTCCTCCCCCGCCGCACCCTTGGGGGTGACGGCGAAGGAGGAACGGATGGCGTACCCGAGGTCGCGGGCGAGCTGCGCAAGCTGCATGTGCCTAGGCTATCGGGGCCTTTGCCCGGTGGCGATGAAGTCCGCGAAGTCCGCCGCTCGCCGCACGATGTCGCCGGTGGCCTGCACCCGTCCGGCGGCGGCACCAGAGGCGACGACTGCCTGCGCGAGGGCTTCGAGCCTGAGTCGCTCGTCGTGGTGAAGCTTGTCCTCGGTTCCCATCAGGACTTGCACCGGGGGTCGTTGGGGACTACTGCGATGCTGGGCGGCAGGGTGTCGTCGGCGCCCGCCGAACCGGAGTAGACCATGTTCGGGCCGTCACACTTGTAGGCGACGTTCCGGAAGCCGAACGGGAACTGGATGATGCTGGCCGGGCCGGTCGGCTGGACCACGCTGGCGTTGTTGCTGCCGTGGTTGCAGCCCGCCAGGGCGGCCAGGGCCAGCAGCCCTGCGCCGACAACGCCGAGAGTGCGCTTGTTCATGCGGTTCTCCTCCTATTGGTGATCGAAAGATTCAGGCGTTCCTTGTTCGCTTCGTCGAAGCGCCCTTGCAGCCCGCTGGAGCCTCCCGGAGTCCTCTCGTCGTCGTAGCCGCCCGGCATGTTGCACACATGCGGATCACTCGATCCGCATGCCGAGCACTCGTCATGGGAGAGCTTGTCCTCGGGCGACATTATTGCCAGCCCCCGACCGGCGGGAGGCACACCTTGCCGCGCGGTCCGGCCTTCTGGACGTGCCCGCCCCGGACCGTGCAGTCCCGGGTGAACTTGTCCGGCGCACCGCCCCCGTCTCCGCAGGCGATGCCCGCCGCCACGCCGACGAGCGCGGCAGCTATCAGCAGAAGCCTCCTCATCGCTCCTCCTCCTTGCGGACCGTCGGCGGGTCGAATTCGGTGATGCCCACCTCGCGCGCCGCGTCGTTGACCATGTTGCGGATGTCTTCCGGGGCGAAGGACCGCCAGCACTCGTCGCCGACGTTCTCGCCCCGGTGCCCCATGGCCTCGTGGTTGTGCTGAGCTCCTTCAATCCAGTCGTCCAGGACGGTCAGCATGGTGTGGAGCGCGAGGCTCTTAGCAACGCCCTCGTCGGGAGCGGGAGTCTTCAGGGGGCTTCCGACGCCCGGCTTCGGCGGGTCGACGATGGTGGCCGGGCGCTCCAGCATCCTGGCGAAGCCGTGCGCGAGGGTCTCCATGCGGGCGACGCCCTCCGGCGTCGTGGTCACCGTGACGTACGGGCTGCCCTGCATGACCTCGACGAAGTCGAGCTCCTCGCCGGTGGCCGAATCCAGGCCCTTGCTGCCGACGGGCAGCGATCCCGCGATGTCGGCGAGCTTCTTCAGGAAGGCAGGGCGGACCATCTGCACGGTGACCACCTCGTCGGGGTACCGCTCGGCGCACCACTTCAGCGCGGCATCCTCGTTGATCTTCACGGTCCTCTTGCCGTCGGAGCGGGCGACTGACGCCATCTTCGTGCCGTCCGGCAGGTAGGCGCCGACCTTCTCGACATGCCGCTTACCCATGTCGTCGGTGACGGCCGTGCGGAGCTCCCGCTCCGTGCCGCCGAGCACCTTCAGGTAGGTGCCCAGCGCGGCCAGCTTCTCCGCGTCGGTCAGACCACCCTCATCGGGCCCTCCGAAGTCGAGCGGATCCGGGGTGGATGTGTCGGTCATGCGCACTCCTTCAGTCGCTGCTCGCACACCTTCAAGGTGCGAGCGATCCTCAGTCTTGCGTTGGCTGCCCCGCTGCCGCCGCCGCGCGTGCCCGCGTCGACGAGCAGGGCATGCCCGCAGGGGCACAGCCAGATCGGATGCTTCTTCGCGCGTAGCAGCGTGAAGCCCGCCTGCTCGTGCATGATGATCCGCTCCGTGGTGGCGTTCACGGCTGTCTTACCCCGCGTCTTGCGGTGCGGTCGGGTCAGGCACGTCCAGCTCGGCTGCCGCGTGCTCGGCCAGCTCCCGGGCCTCGTACAGGGCCTGCTCCAGGGTGAGCGTCGGCGAGACCATGACCTTCATTAGGCCGCGATTGCTCGCTATGGCCTTCAGGCCCTCGATTGCCGCAGGCGTGGACTGGACGTCCTGCGCCGACGTGGCCAGCTTGATCGCCACCACGTCCGTCGCGCGCATCTTCACGTTCTCGGGGTGGTCGGGGTGGCCGACCGGGCGGTTGTGCAGGTCCTTGCTGGCCATCCAGTCGTAGGCCTTGATCGCCGAGTCCAGCGAGACCGTACCCATCTTCGCCTGGTAGTCGTACACCTCGGCGTCGGTCCAGGAGGTCTTCGGCGCCGGTGCGGCCGGGGCCGCCTGCGGCTCCTGCCCCGACATGGCCTGACGGTCCTCGACCGGCGCCCGGCGCGGTTGGGCGTTCTCCCAGGAGTCTCGGGGAGCGTTCTGCGCCTTCGCCCCGTCGTCATCCTCGCCACCGGGGAACGTTCCGGTCAGGGCCAGGGTCAGATACCGGCGCCCGTAGGTGTAGGCGGACCCGAGGTCTTGCGGGCCGACCCGACGTGGGTCGGGAAGCGGCCAGTATCCGGTCTCCCGCTCACCGGCCTCGTGCAGCAGTGAGACCTCCAGCATGAAGCCGCCATCGATGTACGTGGACTTCGAGGTGATGGACAGCCCGTGCTTGCCGAGGACCGGTAGGACGGTGTCGACGACAGTGTCGAGACCGGCGTAGCCGTACGAGTAGCTGACTTTCGCCCCGGTGGCCTTGTTCTCGCCGGTGACCTTGGCGGTTTCGTCCTTGCGGATCTTCGGAAGCTCGGCCTGGAATGCGGCCAGCGCGGCGGCGAGCGTCTCGTGCTTCGGAGATGTGGTGACCTGCGCCGTAACCTGCACGGTGGCCGGTGTGTTCGCCATGCGTACCTCCTCGATTTACTGTCTGCTCACAGCATACACCACGGGCGCTAGCGGTCAAGCGGGCTTCGGCGTGGCCCCCACGCAGGCGCAGCCGTAACAGACCGGCTGGTCGTACCACCTCCGCCTGGTCGGCAGGCCGCAGGTGATACAGGCCCGGCTCACTGGCCGCCGCCGGAGAGGTCGTCGATACTGACGAAGTCGACCCGATCGATCCGGACGGTGTCGTCCAGCAAGTGCCACACTTCGACGCACTTCACTGGTCGCTCGGGTTCGGCTTGAAGCCGTGCAGCGGGCACGACTCCGACACCTTCTCCGGCAGACAGTCGCAGCCGTCGGCGCCGTAGCCCGGCACCGCCCCCAGGTAACGGTCCGGATTGCATCGGCGGCAGGTCCACGACCACCCGAAGCCGCCTTCCTCGTGCCAGTCGCACGCCACCTTCGGCTTGAGAGCGGCGTCCGGGTGATAGTCGGCTATGTAGAAACCGTCAGAGTCACGCGCCGGGTCGGCTGCCGCCTTCGACAGGTAGAACGGGTTCGGCTTCGCATCCCTCGTGCGCAGGTACGCGGCGTGCTCCCGCTCCCACGCCACGCGCCGAGGCATCAGCGTCTCCCTGGAGCCCTCCGGCAGGTCCGCCCGCACCCGGGCCACCAGATCGGCCACGGCCGCCGGGAGATCGCTCAGGGCCAGCCGCTCACCGGACGGCGCCTCCGGAAGCGCCTGATCCTTCGGCACCCCCGCCTGACCCGGTGCCCACCCGGTGTGCCGAGCTGCCGCCTCACGCTGCCGGATGATGTCCCGGACTAGGCGCCGGACGTGCGCGGGCATCATCCACTCGGTGTGTTCGGCGTAGTGGTCCTTGACGGCCTCCAGGCAGTCCTCAAAAGACGCATCGAAAAGGATGGCCTGCCAGGCGATGACGTCACCGTCGCCGATGGTTCGGCGGTCGAACGCGGCCATGGCGGTCAAGAGGTCGGCGGTCTCGGAAAGGTTCACAGTCCCTGCTCCCTGTACTTGGCGGCCAGGGCCTGACCCTGGGCGATCCGCTGGTCGGTGGTGCTGGGGGCAGTCGAGAAGCCGCCGCCCCTCGGCGCCCAGGTGTTACGGCTGGCCCTGAGGGCGGTCGTGCGCATCCACCGACGCCAGGTGGCCGCCCAGTCCAGCTTCCGGGCGTCGGTGCCAGCCTTGGCGCGCCAGTAGTCGCAGAAGTCCTCGTGGGCGGCACGAGGGTCGGCGATGAGGTTGTGGAGGTTCTCGGCGACGAACCAGCGCTTCATGTCCTCTGACGGCTGAAAGTCGTCGGGAAGTCGAGTTGCTCGCTGTGAGCGCGAAGCGCCGGGGATAACAGGTGACGGTTCTCTTAGTGATGGATCTTTATGAGGAATAAGCGCCAGATCCTGGCGCTGGCTATCCGCTGAATCCTGGCGGCTATCCGCTGAATCCTGGCGCTGGGCGTCCGCTGAAATCTGGCGGTAGTCGGCCCAGTCCTCGGCGTCCGGCTCCATCGTGTCCGGCCCGTCGACCAGCAGCTGGTAGCGGCTGGAGCGTCGGGTGTGATTTTCGCGGTAGCGGTAGAAGACGCGGATCAGGCCCTGCTCGGCCAGCAGTTTCGTGGCTGCCCGCACGGTGCTCTCGCCGAGCTCGGTGATCTCGGCGAGCTTCTTCACCGACGGATAGCAGGAGTAGTCGGTGCCCGCGAAGTCGGCCAGGATCATCAGGATGAACTTTGCGGAGCTGCCGCCGGTCTTCTGGGTCTTGGCCCAGGCGGTTGCGTCGTGCGACACGGTGCCTCTTTCAGATAGGGCACCCTCGCGAGTTGCCGAGGCTGTATGCCGTCGGTAGACTCGGGGATGCGAGTGGGGATTCGCTTCGACGCCTCGGGCTGGCTGGCCCGGGGCGTCGCTCTATTCTGCACCTCGTCACGCGGCGGGCGACAGCTCCCCTGGCGGGAAGTCGTACCAGAGGCGTCGGGTCGGGATGACGAACTTCTCCACGATCGTCGTGGCGTACCAGAGCGGTTCGCTGATCTCCGGGAAGTCGACCGGGGGTAGGTGTCCGCGCTGCTTCCACTGCTGGGGCGTATACCGCTGGGCGCGCATGTGCCGGGCGATTCCGGCCAGGTCCACGATCTTCCGGGTGCGTTCCAGTTCGTGCAGGATCTCGTCCGGGCTGGCCGCGATCAGGCCGCGCAGTCGCTGTACTTCAGCTTCGAGCTGGTCGGCCCTCTGTCGCTCCTGCTGCCAGAGCGGTTTGTAGCTGGGTGCCATATCTGTCCTCGCGAATGTCAGGGGTGGACGTCAGCCCTCAGCCTACAGGATGAACGAGCCGGAGCGGCAGGTGGCGGATCTTTTGATCCGCTCTGTACTGTCGGAGTTGACAGCGGGGCGCGTGCAGTGCACGATGGTGAGCATCGAGAAGAGGAGCCCCACATGCTGAACCCGGTCGTCCTGCTGCCGCTCCCGGTAGCCCTGGCCGTCGTCGCCCTGCTTGCCCTCGCCGCCGTCCGCTACACCGAACGCTGGCCGACCTACCCGAGCCCGTGCACCAGCCAGCCCCGCCACCGCCTCGCCGACACCCCCGACCCGTACCGGCCGCGCTCGTGGGACCAGGTCACCGCCGACCTGCCCACCGCCGAGCCGATCAAGTACGGCCTCCTCGACCAGCAGGTGCCATTGGCCGAAGTGGAGGAATATCTCCGCAATATCGGCATCGCCGACTGGTCCCAGCCGCTGACGGAGTTCGAACGCCGCGTGGGTGTCCTCGACTTCGACACCCGCGACCTGACGAAGGTCCGGTAGCCGTGGATCCCGGCGAAAAGCTCGTCCGTACCGAGTCGGTCCGGATCCCCCGCCTACGCGAGAGCTACGGCAGCTGCATGAAGCTGGGCGCCAGCATCCGCGACGAAGGCCTTCGCCGTCCCATCACACTCTGGCGGGACGGGACGATCATCTCCGGCGGCCGTCGGCTGCGCGCGCACATGCTGATGGAGATGCCCCGCATCCCGGTCGTATTCGTGAACACCATCGAAGACGCCGCCAAGCGCCTGATCGGCGACAACCAGGACGATTACCTGGCGCTGCCCTGGAAATGGTCTGAGGTGTGCCGACTGTGGGAGCTGCTGCGCCGCCTCGACGCCCCCGCCGCCGTCAAGCGTGCCGACGAGGCGCGCCGCCATGGTGTCGAACTGCGTCGCCAGACCCTGACCGGTAAACGCCAGCCGGGCCGGTCGCACAACCGCACCGACGACTACGTGCTGAGCGTCATCTGCGAACCGTTCGGCATCTCCAGCGCCACGGCCCACCGCATCGAAGTCGTCTACGGCACGGCCTACGGCACCCGAGAGGCCTCCGACGAGAAGCGCGAGCTGGCCCGCGAAGTCATGGCCGCCATCGACGAGAGCGGCAACGTCTGGGCCAACTACAAACGGCTGATGGGCGACCGCGACGCCCCCGTGACCCGCCCGCGCCCCGTCATACCGGTCGAGTCGGCCGCCGCCGCCCGGCAACTGACCGCATGGGACCGGTCCCTTCCGCAGCTGGAAGGACTGGTGTCCGGGCTCGCCGAGCTCGGGGCGCCCAATGCCGAACTGACCTGGGAACAGGTCGGGCCGGTGCACACCCGCCTCGCGGCCGTCCGCCGCGACCTGGAAAAGATGATCAAACAGATGAAGGAGATCAACAAGTGAGCAACCCGAAGGCCGAGACCCGAGTGCGACACGAGATGGTGGAACGCAAGGTGGGTGACCTGTGGGTCGACCCCAACGTTCAGCGCACCCTACGCAAGGCGCGTGTCACGAAGATGGCCGCCGACTTCCGGGCCGACGCGCTCGGCGTGCTGACCACCTCGTACCGCTCGCCGAAGCGCATCCACATCATCGACGGCCAGCACCGCTATCGCGCCGCCGAGTCCTCCGAGTACACCGGAACCATCCAGACGATGGAATACCACGGCCTGACGGTTCCCGAAGAGGCCGCCCTGTTCCGGCTGCTCAACACCTCCGAGAAGCCCTCGCGCATCGACCACTTCCTCGTTGCCTGCGTCGAGCAGGATCCGGCCGCTACGCAGCTCGCCGGGTTCCTGGCCGCAACCGGCTGGTCGGTCGGCCCCTCGGCCATCGAAGCGCGCCTGTCCGCCATCGGCAGCCTGGAGCGGGTGTACGCCCTGAGCCCTGAAGCCGCCGACGCCACCCTGCACGTGCTGACCAAGGCGTACGGCCACCGCCCCGCCGCCGTGCAGGGCGCGCTGATCGAAGGCCTGGGTCGGATGCTCGCCAAGTACGGCCGGGACGTCGACCTGGACGACCTGTCCGTCCGGCTGGCGAAAGTCCCCGGCGGCCCCGACGGTCTCGTCGGCAACGCCCGAGGCCAGGCGCTGACCCGCACCGGCAACCTGTCCAAGCAGGTCGCCCGGGTCATCACCAACCTGTACAACCAGCGCCGCCGCACCACCGCCCTGCCCGAGTGGTCTTGACCGCTAGGGACCGGGAGCGCCACGAGCGCAACCAGGAACGCCAAAACCCGGCCCTCCCCTCGGAGGGCCGGGCCTCGGCCGTATCAGGCCACACGAATGTCTGGCTGATTCGGGGAACCCCCACCAGGCAGGTCGACGTCATCTGGCTACTGCGCCCCATGCCTGACGGCCAGTGGCCCGCCGACCGGCGCCTGCCCCGTGACGACTCGTTCAACTGGTGGGTGCGCTCCTCGTGTGGCCATCCGGGCGGGGTGAGGCAGTGGGCCTTCTACGAGCGCGCCGACGCCGTGACCTACGAGCAGGTGTTCCGGCTGGACCCGTGCCACTGGTCCCGCTGCCCCGAAAGACTCATGATCGAAAACGATGGGAGGCGACGATGAGGACAGGAACGCAGCGGCCAGGCGTGCGGCACTTCAGCTACATCAGCCCGGGTGCACAGGCGTCCTTTGGGCGCGACTGGCATCACCACGAGCTCACCCAGAAGCGTCCTGGTGCCCGCTGCTGCGGCATCTGCGGCAGGTGGGTCGTGCGGGGCATGGGCCGCTGGTGGGTGAGCCGTGGCTAAGTGGAATATAGAGACGGATCCGAGCCTCGTTTCTACGCCAGTTCTGCGAGTCAAGACCCGGCGGCACGAGTTCTACCTATGGTGGGCAGGTCGCCCCCGCTTCTTGCGGCAGGCGGCCCTCCGTGGATAGATGGGATCGACTCAATGCCCCGCACTACGGATACGCACGTATCCTGCTGGTCGGCGGCCCGTTCGACGGCGAGGAGGCCGCCTTCGTCCCGCCTGACCTGGCCGCCCCCGCACAAATCGTCTGGGGCGGCTGGTTCCCGTGGGGCTTCTCCGCCTACCTGTACGAGTGGCGCGGTGAAGTGATGACAGATCGAGGCCGCACGAGCGCACTGGTCTACCGACCCCTCGGCCAGCGCCTGACCGCCGATGAGATTCCCCCGCTCATCGGCGAGGACGTAGAGGTGTGGGCGGACGGAGCCGATCTGCTCGTACGACTCCTGACGCCCATCAGGGGCGGCAGGAGATGGGGAGAACTGTGAAGGCATGGGCGCTCTGGTCGGCTCGCGTCGACATGTACAGCGAGCCTGAGTTGATCGAAGTCTTTACCTGCCGCGCCGATGCCGACGCGGTCAGGGATGCCCTGGTCGGCAAACAGAGGGATGCCATCTCCAGGCTATTCGGCGTCTGGGGGGACGACGAGGACTTCCCCGACCTGTACGTGCGCCCGATCGAGATCCGCTGACCGGTAGGCTGGGCTCCGTAGGAGGAGCCCATGACCCGCCGCCCGAGCCGCAAGACCAGCAACGACCACACCCGCGCCCCCGAACTGCTGGACACGCTTGCCCGGCGTGAGCTGGAGCTCGATCCGTCCATCGACGCCTGGTCCCAGCAGCCGAAGGAGACCCCCCGCAACTACGGCATGTTCCTGATGTACCGGGACATGGGCCGCATTCGCACCGTTGCCCAATTTGCGGAGATGTCGCCGCTCTCGTATGCCAGCACGGCCCGCGTCGCCCGCTACAACAAGTGGGCGGCGCGGGCTGGCCTGTGGGATGCCGAGCTGGAACGCCTCAACAGCATTCGGCTCCTCCAGGACCGTGAAGACATGGCCCGCCGTCACGCTGGAGCCGCCCGCAAGCTGTTCGACAAAGCCCTACAGCGGCTGGCCACCCTCAACATCGACACGATCAGCCCCACCGTGCTGGTCATGATGTTCGAAGCCGCCGCCCGGATCGAACGGTCCGCGCTGGGCCTGGAAACCCTGAACAAGGGCGCCAGCTCCGCGCAGACCACGGTCACCGTGGCCGCCTCCACGAAAACCGACGCCGCCGGAGTGCCAGAGATGCGCCTGGAAGTCGGCGTACAGCACGATCGGATCATGGCCACTCTCGACGAGATGGTGAAGCGCATGAGCCCGGAGCAGATCAACGCCGGGTATGAGGAGCTGACCGCGAGCGCGGAGGAGGCGACTCGCGAGCTGGACGCCGCCCTTCCTGCACCTCCTCCGCAGTGAGGGCGAGCGCGGCCGGGGGTCGCCCGAGTGCCGGGCGGCCGGGCGACCCCCGGGCACCGCGCACCGGACAGGGCGCGACGGTGCGACGTCTGTGGCTGGCGTGCAGACGCAACGCTTCTACCTGGCCCTCGCCACCGACGGCGACGTATCGCAGACCGAGATCGTGGATGTCCTCGACGCGCTTGGCTATCACGGGATCATGGTTCTCGATCATCCCGTGCAGGATCACGAACATCCGTGCCCGTCATCGGAGTGCATCGATCAGCTTCGCGCCGGGGGGCACCTCATTCCTGAGGGCACGGACTGCTGTGTCTGCTGGGGGGCCATCCTCGGATAGTTTTCGATCATGAGCCTGTCCGCCGCCCAGAAGCTGGCCCTGCTCCCCCCGGAGCTGCGCCGCCAGTGGCTCCAGGCGCAGAACCGCGAAACCCTGGAGGAAATCCAGAAGGGCGCATGGTGGTGGGTCGGGCGCCCCGAGCAGTTCCGCCCGCCTGGTGACTGGCTGGTCTGGCTCATCCGATCCGGGAGAGGTTGGGGGAAAACCAGGACTGGCGCTGAAGACCTCTTGGACCGCCTCTTCCGCCACCCGGTGGACGCCTTCGGCCAGCGCACGGAATGGCTGGTAGTCGCCGAGACCCTCAACGACTGCCGCACCGCCTGCATCGAGGGCAACTCCGGCCTGCTCGCAGTGCTCCGGCGCATGGGCATGGAGAACCACCGCGACTTCGAGTACCGCAAGTCCCCGAAGCTGATGATCGAGTTCAACTCAGGGCAGATCATCTACTTCGAGGGCGCCGACAACGATGACGTCGGCCGTGGCTACAACGCCGCCGGGGCGTGGCTGGACGAGCTGGCCAAGTGGCGCTACACGTGGGGGGCCTGGTTCGAAGGCATTCTCCCGTCGATGCGCGCACCGCTGATCAACGACCGCCCCCGGGTGGTGGTCACCACCACCCCGAAGCCGATCAAGCTGCTGATCAAGTGGCAGCACGAAACCGACGGCACGGTGGTCATCACCACCGGCTCGATCTTCGACAACATCGCGAACCTGTCCCGCGAAGTCGTCGAAGAGTTGAAGAAGATCTACGAGGGCACCCGGGCCGGGTTGCAGGAGCTGTACGGCCACCTGCTCGAAGATATCGAGGGTGCGCTGTGGAACCGCGCCAAGATCGAAAACAATCGCATCAAGGCCGCTGACCTGCCCGAACTGAAGACGACCGTCATCACCATGGACCCCGGCGCCACCGGGGCAGGCGACGAAACCGGCCTGCTCGCCGTCGGCCGGGACTATCGCGGCGAAGACTACGTGCTGGCCGACTGGACGAAGAAGATCGTCGGCCATGCCGCCGCACGTCGCGCCTGGGAGATGTTCCGCCGCTACGACGCCACCTGGCTGATCATCGAGACGAACATGGGCAAGAAGTGGCTCATGCAGGTCGTGGCCGACGCCTGGAACGAGATGGTCAAGGAAGGCCTCTTCGAGCCCGGTCCCCCGCCGGTCAAGGAGGTCACCTCCCTGGCGGGCAAGAAGCTGCGCGCCGAGCCGGTCGCCTCCCGCTACGAACAGAACCGCTGGCATCACGTCGGCACGTTCGTCGAACTTGAAGATCAACAATGCACGTGGGTGCCAGAAGACGCGAAGAGCCCGGACCGGATCGACGCGCTCGTGCAGGGCGGCCTGTACCTGATGGGCAAGGAAAAGGGCCTCGTCAAGGTGGCCGCCCCGTCGCCGAACGACTGGATGCCATCCAGCTCCCCATACGGGTAAGCTGACCGGCAACGGACGCGCTCGGCACCCTCGCCAGGCTCGATCGGACCCCCGGGATCAATCGCGGCAGTGCTGCGACACTCAAGACGCCCCGACTACCCCCGCAAAGGGCTCGGGGCGTTCCCGTGTCCGGACATGGCGAGAGGCCCGACCTCGCGGGGGCACGGTCGGGCCTCTCGTGCCCGAGACTACCGCCGACGGGTCCTCGGCGCTGACCGGCGCCGATGCGGCGCCTTGCGCAGCCGCTCGGCGCGCATGGTCTTCAGGCTCCTGATCAGGCTGGAGATCTCGACGGCGCTCATCGTCGGGAACCGGTCGATGGTGCGCTGCGGCGCGGTCAGCTCCGACTGGCACAGGTCCCGGGCGTACCGGACCTGCTCTGCCGTCGGCTGTCGCCGCCAGGGGTTGATGACCGGCACCTCGAAGACGTCCCGTTCCAGCTCCTGCGCCTGCGTGTCCATCGCGTCCACCTCCGTCGGGTTTCTCCTCCTTCGCATTCCAGGGTCCCCGAAGATCCGCAGATGTCAAGCGTGAATCTACGCACCAGTAATTGTCTATCCAGGGTTGACAGTGCGGTCGGACGCGACTAACGTGGAACACGACAGACCGGCCAGGGAGGCAAAACATGAAAACCCCGATCGTCATTACGGACCGCTTCCGGATAGCCGCAGCACACAGCGCGGCCCTAATCGAGAAGCAGTATCGCGAGTGCCGGGTGTACGGCATGGGCAGCAGGCGGGCGGCCTGATGGACGCCGGAATCGCCGACACGATCAACCGCCACGCCGTGCAGTTGATGGTTGCCCAGCTCGACCGGGTCGACATCGACCTGTGCGCCCGCGAGGACGGCCCCTGGTACCGCGTCGGCATCGCCGACACGCTCATGGGTACCAACGACGCCACCAACGCCGACCGCGCGTGGCTGGTCGGCGCAATCGCCCACGGGACGCCCGATCTCGACTTCGACGGCCACCCGGCCGACTGCGATTGGGAGAACCTGTTCAGCCACTTCCGGGCCGAGATCCTGGCCCGACGTGACCCGAAAAACCCTCCCGTGCACGTGGCTGAGACCCCCGTGCGAGATGGTGTAGGGTCACGATAGACGGAGGGGACCGGGGAAGGCCCCACGCCTCCTACGGTCTGTCAACCCGAGCGACGCCGCTTGCTCGGGAGGTAGGGCCACCCGGTCCCCTCTGCCCCCACAACTCCGGAGGAGAAACGCAGTGGAACTGGCACTTCACCAGGTCGACGAGAACGGGTTCGTCAACCTGTCCGGCATCGCCACGCCCGGCGGCCACTACACCGTCGCCCGCAACGACACGTCCGGCGTCATCCGGCTCGTACCCGTGAAGGTCACCACCACGGCCGTGAAGCGCGACGAGCCGCACATCACGGACCCGAACTCCCTCGATACCGACACGCCCTGGATCGGCGACGACCCGTCCTGAAGACCCTCCCTGGCTCGACCGGCGGCCAGGGGTGATTCACCAGCCGGTCACGTGGAGGTTCCCGAAGCGGCCCACGGGTGAGGGTAGGTATCCGCAAGGTCGTCGGACTTGATCCGTCGAGCCCTATCCCAAGACGTCGGGGTTGCGCCCGTCGCCGTCAGTTCGAATCTGACCCTCCATACCAGGAACCCACCGGGGCACCGGGTGGCGGACTGAAAGATCCAAGAACAGGTGCAAGCGCTGGACGTTCCCCCACGCCTCGGGGGATGAGGCAACGGCCAGCGCGCCTGAGGGGCAGGTCCGGACAGGGTCCGGTCACCACCCCTCACCCGGGGAGATAGCTCAACAGGCAGAGCTCCTCGGCAGCCAGCAGCGGGACGAAGGGCCCTTCAACCGCCCGCACTGCCGAAGGCATGCAGGTTCAAGTCCTGCTCTCCCCTCGACCGAAAGTGCTTCGTGGATTGCACGCAGGTCGTACACGGTCCAAGCCAAGGGCAGTCAGCCCCTGGTACTTGAGCAGCCGTGACGCGCAGGAATCCGCCGAGGACGGCCTGAGAGCAGCCGTGACGGCCACCAGAGGTGGCAGGAGAGATCGTCTAAAACCCGGCGGAGAGCGCTCAAAGCCGGAGCCAGGATGCCGGATCTTCCTTCCGGTGATGCAGGTGCAAACCCTGCTCTCTCCACGCGAAGGAACGACGAGGACGACCGGCCCGGAAAAGGGACAAGCGGTCGACCGCTCACCTCGTCGCTAACCGACGCCATCCCCCTGAGCAAGGGATGGACGCTGTAGCTCAGCAGATAGAGCGCTCGCCTCACGGCGGGAGGTCGGCGGTGCGAGTCCGTCCAGCGTCACGGACCAGGTCCACCAGGAAGGCCGACGGAATCGCGGTGCACCGCGTGGCCGGAACCACCCGGAGAATGGGCCTGGACCATCATGGGGAGGTAGCTCAATGGCAGAGCGCGCGAGGTTGCCGGTTCGAATCCGGTCCTCTCCACGAGGTGACCACCGTGTTCGTACGTGAGGGGACCGGGGCAAAAAGCGGCTCGTACCGCCTCAAGCCCGGCACGGCGTACGGGGCGGGGATGGCGCTTCCGGCAGTCCGAGCCTTTGACGGACTGGTAACAGGAAAGGCCAGGAAGGATCCACCACCCGGACACGGGAGAGCTGGTGAGCCGGGGGCATGCCCTGGAGACCCCGAGAGGCCAAGTACCGCCGCGTAGCTCAATGGGTAGAGCGTCCGGAGCGATCCGGGAGGCTGGGGGTTCGAATCCCCCCGTGGCACGGAGGCAGCCATGCCTTGCTGTTCACATCGACGGATGCTTGACCCAAGCTAGAAATGGCACCACCGGGGACGTCACGGCGACGGTCCGACGCCCCCGGTGGGCACCACACGGAACGGGAAGGTTGGGCTTTCGAGTGGCTCCCTGGGAAGGTTCCACAAGCCAGGTGGCGCAAGTGGCAGCGCAGCCCGTTCCGGACACCCTCCACGCGGCGGGTGGACACCTGTAGCTCAGCACGGTAGAGCGAACGTCATCGGCCCTACGAGGTCAGAGAGCGTTATGGACGACGGTTCGAGGCCGTCCAGGTGTCGCGGATGCAGGAGACGGGAAACCGTCGGTGTCAACTATCGGCCCAATAGGGGTCTCCTGCTGTCGACCGGAAGTCGTCGCTAGGCGCAAGCCGAAGGGCGCAGGTCGGCGGGTCGCCAAGATCCACCGAGGCTGTCCCCCGTGGCCACGGCGCGGGCAGGGGCCTTGGCGACCTACCACATGTCTACAGGAGGAGGAGAAGTGGCCGAGAAAGTCCTGTTCAAGCTGCCGCAGCCGGTAGGCGCGCCCCGCTTCCCGCACGCCCCGGAGCCGCCGTTCCCGGGCAGCCCGCCCGGGCCGCCGCCGCAGCCCGACCCGCAACCGCAACCGTAGGAGGAGGTCCGATGGCGGCCAAGCCACCGCCGAAGAACGTGCTCAAGCTGATCGCCGACGCCACGGCCCGCCTCGGCAAGAAGAAGCAGGTCATCCCCGAGGCGACCCTCATGAACCGCATCCGCAAGCGCAAGGGAGGCAAGTTCTGATGGCCCGCCCCAGCAAGCCCGGGAGTCCCAAGCCGCCCGTGACTCCCCGTCCGCGACCGCGACCGAGTGGCCCAACGAAGGGGTTGCGGTGAAGGTCATCTGCCGGGTGCCCATCCCGCAGCCGAAGAGGTGCGTACCGCGCGTGATCACCTGGAACTGGTTCTTCAACCGGCGCCCGCGAGGGAGGTACTGATGTCTGACTGGGAGTCCTCGATCCAGCAGGACGCGGTCGACACGGCCGAGTCGCTGGGCAAGCAGCTTGTCGCGGCGCGGCAGCGGATCGTCGGGCTGACTGAGGTGTTGGCGGCCCTGGGTAAGGACTATGCCGCGCTGATCATTGCCAAGGACCGTGACCGGCTTGCACATGGTCGGTCTGTCGCGTTGCTGCGGTACGCCCTCCACCTGCGGCAGTACGGGGAGCGGGCGCCGGGCGGCAACGAGACGTGGGCCGAGTTCGATCGGGCCGCTGAAGCCTTCCTCCGTGGTTACTCGCCGGTACAGGTGCCAGAAAACGCGGGGAAACACCCCGGGGAATCCACCCAAGATGGGACCAATTAGGTGATCGACGAGGAGCCAGGCTGGCATCCGGACGGCGCCGACCTGTCGCGGCTCGCCTTGGCGGGGCTACTGGCCCTGCTCGCCGTGCCCGTCCTGCTCGCCGTCCTCATCATCGCGACTCTCCGGTGATCCGGCTGACCGACCCGACCAGGATCGGCCCGGCACTCGCCGAGCTCAGAGACCTGCTCGGCATCAGCCGCCGCGAGGTCGCCCGGCAGATGGCGACGGCCACCGGCCGATCGGAGACGAGCCTCAACGCGCAGATCTGGACGTGGGACGTCAGCCGGGCCAAGCCCGACCTGGTGTCGCTCATCCCGTACCTTCAGGTGCTCGGCGTCGAGTTGCTGCTCGACTTCAAGCAGGATGAGCCGCAATAGCACGACGTTTTCGATCATGAGTTTGGCCCGGCGGTAAGTGGATCGAGCGCTCGCCCTGCGCACCGTCACCAGGCAAAGCGGCCCGTAAACGGGTGGCGCGAGGTGGTTCGAATCCACCAAGGGCCACGCAGGCCACACCCGGCGCCCTGACGCTCAAGTCCCGGGAGTGATGCTATGGCCCTCCCGGTCGCACGGCAGAACCTTGCCGGAGTGAGGAGGTCCCGCCGGAGATCACGGGCTTGAAGGCGGGCCGGTAGCGAACCTCCCCGGGAGGGTTCCATGGCGTTCTGGTGTAGCTGGAAGCACGCCGGTCCGGGAGGTAGCTCCGTCTAGGGCCGGAAGGGCGGGTTCGAGTCCCGCGTCTGCCGCCCACATGGATTGACTCATGGGTGTATGCTATAGGCAGACAGGTTGGATCTAGGAGGAGAAGGCATGGAGAACGAGAAGGACCCCTGGGCGCAAGCACAGAACGAGCAGGTCGAATCCGCCGCCCTGCGACACAAGCTTCACCTGGCCGCCGCCGGTGCCGTCAAGTACGGCCACATCGACCGCGACTGGGTCAACGCCTGGCTCCTGCGTCTCGGCGCAGACCCCGTCACCGGCTACGCCGAATACCGGATCAACACGCCCGTCACCGGCGTCTACGGCAAGACGGTCAAGGCCAGCACGCGCGCCGAAGCGCTGGAGAAGTTCAACCAGCACGTCGCCCGCGTGTCCGCCGCCGGTCAGACCGCCGACGGTGCGTGCGACATCGTGTACGGCATCGAGTTCACCGATGCGGAGCCGACGTTCTTCAGCGGCCCGCAGGACCCGCCGCCGCCCGGCGACGAGGTGCCCGGGCTGGACGGGCTGAAGTCCGGCATCCGGCAGATGCTCATGCAGGGCGTCACCGAGCAGGGCTGGGGCCCCTCGTACGCCAGGTCGGCCATCGCCTTGATGGGTCTGGAGCCGCTGCCCCCGCTCGTGCACCGAACGGTCAGCGTGCCCGTGAGCGGTATCGCCGAGATGACCGTCTCCGTGTTCGAAGGCGACGGCACCCCGGATGTGCAGGCGGCTGCGGCTGCGGCCGTGGCCCGCATGCAGCTCGTCTCGGTCAAGCCGGACGAGGTCGGCGCGGTCATGTCGGCACGGAACGGCTCAATGGGCCTGACCCTCGTGGACGACGACGACGAGGACGAGACCGACGAGGACGACGGGTTCTGATCGTCTGAAATCCCGCACCACCAGCCCGGTTGACAAGCCAGTCAACCGGGCTGTATGCTGTACACAGACAGATCGAGAAAGGGAGACCGAAATGACGATCACCGAGTTCATGGCCACCAAGACCACTGCCACGCTCCGCACCATCCGCGACAACGTCAAGATGGACTCGGAAGCTCGCCAGGCCGCCCGCCTGGAAATCCTTAACCGGGTCATCGCCCGGAGCGCGGCCTGATGCTGACCAGCGCCGAGAAGTCCGCCGCCTACGCCCGCCTGACCCGCGAGCTGCGCGACATGCACCACACCGAGCGCACCATGCTCGACACCTACCCGCTCTACGAGGCGATCATGCAGGCTGTGCACGAGGGCCGCGACGCTGAGGCCCTGGCCATGGCGGAGCCCATCCGCACCGAGTCGGGCAACGCCTGGCGCGCCCGGAAGGCGGCCCTCTGATGCTGACGGTCACCTTCTCCCGCGACGGCCGCACCTGGTACGGCCGGAAGCTCTACAAGATCCGCATCGAGCGCTCCGACGGCGGCCACCTCGACACCGGCAGCCTGGCCGGTCTCGACTTCAAGGCCATGCTGGTCCGGATCCTGGAGCGCGAGGTTGCCGCCGGACGCCCCTTCCAGGTCATCGACAAGCGGTAGCCGACACCTGCACGGCCCAGCCGGGCTGACCACCTACGATGGTGGCCATGCCCGGCTCAACCTTTGTCTACGCGGTCTATCTGGCCGCGTTCGCCCGACTCGTCGTCCTGATCACCATGGACATGATCACCGCACGCCCCCGCGACGCCATCGTGACCGCCCTGAAAGAACGCAAGCACGACCTGCTCGCCTACCTGCTCCTGTGCCCGTGGTGCATATCGGTCTGGCTGGCCATTCCCGCCGCCCCGATCATCTACGCTTACGGCAATTCGCCGTGGCTGTTCGTTCCCGCCCTCGGGCTGGCCCTCTCGGCTGCGGCCGGTGCGCTCGCGCGCGTGAAGGGGTGACCGAGTGGGGCTGCTGACCAAGAAGAAGGTCGTCCCCGCCGGTGGGACGGACGGCCCCGGAACGCGCCCCACCGCCCTCACCGCCGCCGCCGTCCCCATCAACCTGGGTGATGCCGCCTCCTGGCAGATGTTCAAGCTCGGCGACCACCGCTGGCAGTGGGAAGCCTGGAGGCACTACGACATCTGCGGTGAGATGCGGTTCGTCGTCAACTGGATCGGCAACGCCGTGTCCCGCTGCCGCATGTACGCGGCCGACGTCACCGACGACGGCACCGTAGGCGACGAGACCGCCGACGCGCAGGCAAAGCTGATCGCCGAAACCATGTTCGGCACGCCCGCCGCGAAAGCGCAGGCCCAGCGCATGATGGGCATCAACATGATGGTCGCCGGGGACGTGTTCATCGTCGCCGAGGGCTACCAGTCCGCCGCTAACGGGGATGGGGTAGCCGCCGACAAGTGGTATGTGGCCTCCTCCTCGGAGGTGTACCGGCGCGGCGACGACATCATGGTCCGCCGCTCCATCACCCACGGAGGCGGCAACTACAAGCTCGACCCGGACAAGGATCTACTGATCCGGGCCTGGAATCCGCACCCCCGCCGCCACGACGCGGCGGACTCCACAGTTCGTGCCATCCTGCCGGTGCTGCGCGAGATGGAGCAGTGCACCAAGCGGGTCTTCGCCGAGCTTGACTCCCGCCTTGCCGGTGCCGGGATCCTGCTGCTGCCCGACAATATCGACTTCCCGCGCGACCCGAACCAGGCGCCCGGTACGCCGCAGCGGACCGGCGTGGAGGGCTTCGCCGACCTGCTTCAGCGCACGATGGCCACGTCGATGCAGCAGCGCGACAACGCTGCCGCCGTGGTGCCGATCATCTTGCAGGTCGCGGTCGACGCCCTCGACAAGATCAAACACCTGACATTGGACTCGACCCTGTCCGAGCACATCTCCACGATGCGCAAGGATGCGGTCGCACGCCTCGGCATGGGCCTGGACATTCCGCCCGAAGTCCTGTCCGGCATGGGCAAGTCCAATCACTGGTCCAGCTGGCAGATCGAAGAATCCTCGATCAAGGTCCACATCGAGCCGCTACTCGTCCAGCTTGCCGACGCTCTGAACGTCGGCTACTTCCAGCCCGCCCTCAAAGCGGCAGGCGTCCAGAACCCGGAGAAGAAAACCCTCTGGTTCGACATCACCGCCCTGGTGGTACGGCCCAACCGCTCCGACCAGGCCCTCCAGTTCGCCGAGAAGGAGATCATCTCCGCGAAGGCCGCCCGAGATAACGCCGCCTTCACCGACGACGACGCCCCCGACGCGAAAGAGCTCGAATACAACCTGGTCAAGGCCCTCGTCCTGGCCCAGCCCGCCTACGCCGGTGACCCGGAAGTACAGAAGATCCTCGGCCTGCCGAAGATCTCCATGCCCGCCCCGCCCGCACCCCCCGCCCCGCCAGGCGGAGGCGACCTCATGCCCGGCGATCCCGGATACGACCAGGCCGGAACCGAACCGGCCGACGCCGGGGCGCGCGGCCTACCGCAGTTCCCGTCCGTCGCCGACGCCGAGGCCGGGAACGTGCCGCCCGCGCGCGGCAAGCAGAAGCTGGGCGCGCTCGCCGCCGCCGCCTTCGTCGACTCCAGCCTGTTCTTCGCCGCCGACGCCGCTGTGCGCCGCGCCCTGGAGCTGGCCGGTGGACGTCTCGTGCCCGGCCCGCAGCGCGCCCGCTACCCGGTCGCCAAGCACGAGCTGCACACGCAGGTTGTCCCGGACATGGCCCGCGTGCCCGCCCTGCTGGCCGGTGCCTGGACACACGTACGGGAGCAGGCGCCAGAGCTGGGCGTGGATCCCGACGCGCTGGAGGAGCTCCTGGGCGGCTACTGCACGGAGCTGCTGACGCGCGGGCTCGTACACGAGCCCGGCCAGCTCCGGTTCGCCTTGCGGATCGCCCGAGGGGACCTGGCACCGTGATGCTGCGAGCGGGCCGGAAGAACCCGCGCACCCTATACCTACAGATGGGCGACAATCCGGACGAGACAGTTGACCTGCCGATCGGATTCCTCATCGACACCGACGTGGCCGAGCTGATCGGCCAGGGCCTGACGAGCCCGTGGCACCTGAACGAGATCCGGCTGTCCGCCGAGGGTCGCTGCGATGAGCCGAGGCTGGGCCGATGATCCCGTACGTTCAGGGCGGCCGGGTGTACCGGTCCAGTTCTGCACGCAGAGTCACGAATGAAGATCATTCTTGCGGGATTCCCCGGCCTGACACCCCAAATGCTGGGATTTCGTCACGGCGAGTAAGAGCGAACTGGAGTGCGCACGGAATCCTTGCCGTCTTCGCAGCGCTCGCCCTGGCCCTGCTCGCCGACGGTGCCGTGCTGCTCTTCCTCTCGCCTGGCTGGTGATGCGATGAACCAGACGTTGGACGCTCGCCCGCTGCGCCTCGTGCTCGCCTACGGCGTCCTCAAGCGCTACCCGGTCCACTCCCGCAACCGTGCCCAGCCCAAGCCCACCCCATGCGTCTGCCCGGACTACCCGCACCCGTTCTGCGCCACCGTCACCTGCCGCTGCGACCACGGAATCGGTGCCCCATGACCCAGCCAGCACCGCCCAGCGCTGAAGCGCAGCGGCAGGCCGCCGTGGCGGTCTTCGCCCAGTACGAGCCGCCCCTGTACGAGGCCTATCTGGAGATGATGCTGGAGTGGCTCGCGGCCGTGAAGGTCGCCATGTTCGCCGGAGGCGTGGCCAGGCTCGGGCTCGTCCCGGATCCGCTGATGGTCTTCAGCCAGACCCCGAAGTGGACGGCGCTCACCGCGCAGTACACCGCCGACGTGGCGCGCGAGGTACTTGCTGCGCCATACAAGGATCTGTTCGCCGACGGCACGCTATTCGAGTCGCGGCCGTTCGTCAGGAACTGGATCGCCGCCCGGGAGAACCGGCTCCAGGCCGTGCCGGACGAGGTGTACGGCGCCGTCGCGCAGATCATTGACTCGGCAACAACGAACGGCGCAAGCATTCCGGACGTGGCAGCTCAGGTCGAACAGCTCTTCTCCGACACTGACGTCCAGAAGTGGAAGAACCGCGCCCGCACCGTTGCGCGAACCGAGGTCGTCGGCGCCTACAACGGAGGACTCCACGATGCCTTCGCCATGATCGTCGAGAACGACCCCGAGACTGAGTGGGTCAAGCGCTGGCTGGCAACCGAGGACGCCCGCACCCGCCCGGACCACGTGGAGGCCGACGGGCAGACCGTCCCGTTCGCCTCGCCGTTCATCGTCGGCGGCTACCAGATGATGTACCCGCACGACCCGACCGCCCCCGCCAAGGAGGTGATCAACTGCCGGTGCGTCGAACTGCTGGAGATCAAAAACGAGCCCACGGAGATGGGCAACCGCCAGTACAAAGGCCCACCGAACCTGTCCGCCTCGATCACTCTCATGCAGGCCGTATGCACCGATGGCGCCTTCTGCATGGAAACCCACAAGCCGGGCCTATGCAAGGGCCAGAAGCGCGGCGAGACCGAACCCGGCCAGCAGGACGCCACCAAGGCCACCCCTGCCCAGAAGGCCGCCATCGCCGTCAAGGGCCTGTCCACGGCCATTGCCCAGGCCCAGCAGGTTGCTCAGGCGAACATCACCACCGATCCGAAGCTCGCTGCCATGGCCCGCCGTGCCGTCGCCGACTACTCCAAAGCCTTGCGCCCCCACCAGCAGACCCTCAAGCAGGCCGCCGCAACCAACGCCAAGGCGAAGAACGCTGGCGCCCGAGACGTCGCCGAACAGAACCGTCTCGACAAGACCGCAGAGCTGAAGAAGGAAGCCCTCGGCAAACGCGCCCAGGCCATCCTCGACCGCCGTGCCGAAGCGGCCAGGGTGGCGAAGATGACCCCGAAGCAGCGCGCTGCCTACGGCAAGCAGAAGTCCGCCCAGGCCAAGGCGAAGCGCGCGGCGGCCGAAGCGAAGACGCTGAAGGAGGCGGGCAGGGCGTGAAGCTGGCCGACATGACCAACACGGACGGCTCCGGCTGCGCGCCCAGCACCACGCCGCAGATCCAGAAGAAGCGTCAGACGCTGCGCGAGGTCGCCAAGGCCCGGCGCAAGGCGGCCGACGGCAAGCCGGAAACACCGTGGAACAGAGGCACGTGAAGATCGAAAACGATCCCGTATGATGTCCGCATGGCGCTGAAAGACCTGCTCAAGATCACGTTTACCGGCGTCAGCCCGCAGCTTTTCGAGGTCCTCACTGGCGCCAACCTCGACTTGTCGGACGTCATCCAGGAAGTCGCCCTATTGGCTAGCGCGCATGCGCCCGCTCTGGGCTCGTCCTTGGCGCAGATCGTTGCGTCCTGTACCGCATTCACCTACCAGGACGACGACGCCCACGACACCTGCACCCTGACCGCCTGCCTCAACCCGCTGCACCCCGGCCCGTGCAAGGGCTGGAAGGGCACGCTGCACGAGGTGTCCCCCGGCGCCTGGCACGCCCTGGAAGCCGCCCGGGTCGAGAAGGCCAACCACACCCGCCTCAAGAAGATCGAGGCGCTGAAGTCGGCGGGCAAGCCGATCCCCCACAAGCTGCTCACCCCGATCGTCGCGAAGCCGCACCCGAACGCCGGGAAGACCGCCAACGCGGCCACCGGCGAGGCCCACGCCGCCGGAAAGGCCGTCTCCGATGCGGCCGGGGTCCACGTCAACGAGCCCGGCAAGGTCACCCTCGGACAGGCCATCAAGCCGATCCCACAGAACACCGGGGAGAAGGGGCCGAAGGGCAAGAAGCCATCGGTCATGTCCAAGGGCATCGCGTTCGTGATCGCCCAGGAGAAGGTGACTCCGCAGTACAAGCTGGACAAGGCCGCCCAGATCACGCCCGAGCAGTGGAACACGCTGAACCCGCCGGATAAGGCGATCATCCGCGCGGAGCTGGCCAAGATCAAAAAGGACGGGTTCGGGCCGCAGCAGAAGAAGGCTGACGAGCTGCTGGCCAAGCTCCCCGAGACCAAGCCGTCCGAGCTGGAGTCCGGCACGCCCGGCACGATCACCACCCCGAGCGGCAAGGTCTACCAGAAGATCGAGCCGACCAAGCTGTCCGAGGTCGCCACCCCGAACACGGCCGTCACGTCGAGCGAGAAGCCGAAGCCGCTCCCGAAGCACGTCGAGCACGCGATCTCCATGGCCAACGGCCAGGCTGTCGGCGCGTCCTGGTCGAAGAACCACCTGGCCGCCTATCAGCCGCTGACCGCTGAAGAGTTCCACGCCCTGCCGAAGGACACACAGGGCAAGATCGTCACGGAGCTGACCAAGGGTCAGTCGAAGTTCCTCGACCCGAAGAAGATCCAAGCCTCCAAGGATCTGCTCGCCAAGTTCGGCAAAGGCCCGGCCACGGCCAGCACGCCGAAGGCGGAGGTGCCGAAGGCGGCAGAGAAGACCGTCGGGTTCAGCTCGCACCTGCACGACCACTCCGTAACCCAGGCCCAGGCGAAAGAGGCCGTCGCCAAGACGGACATCGCCCACCACTTCCTGGCCGCGAAGCAGACCGCCGGGCTGACCTCCCTCGACAATCCCGACTCGCCGCACCACAAGTCGGACGCCCTGGAGAAGGCGGATCAGCTTGTCGAGATGCAGACCGGCCACTATGCCGACAACGGCAAGCTGCTCGACAAGCCTGAGGTCAAGGCGGCCGTCGAACAGCTGGGGAAGGCAGGATATGAGCTGAAGCTGGCGCAGTCGGTCGGCGCGGCGAAGGAGAAGGCGTTCAACAAGATCGCCCTGGCCGTTACCGGCGACAAGACCAACGACGGCGGCAAGCTGAGCCCCATCGAAAAGGCGTCCCTGGAGCATTACGGCAAATACCTGCTCAACCATGACCTCACCGAGGGGAATCCGCAGACCAACACCGCATCCGTCGACAAGCTCCAGAAGGATGCGGTAGCCGCCGTCAACAATCTGCACGACAAGATGCAGGCGGCCAAGAAGCAGGCCAACGCGCCCAAGCCGGAAGACATGTCCCCGGCCCAGATCGCCGACCGCGCCAAGGAGCTACTCGGCGCGGAGGCGGCCAACCCGAAGATCACCCTGTCTCTCGGCGAGCTGAAGCAGGCCGACTCGACCGGGCAGCATCACGCCGACCTGGTAGCCGGGAAATACCCGCCCGGAGTCGTGACTGATCCGGCAGTCGCCGCGAAGCACGACGCTCTAGCGTCGGCCGACTCGCAGCTCATCGCCATCAAGGCGATGAAGCAGAAACTTGACGACCACCTGACCTACCACCATGGCATCGGCCAAGGAGGCATTGGAACCGATGTCCACGGCAATCCCCTGACTGCCGACGACAAGAAGGTCATCGCGCTGCACGCCGAGCAGCTCAAGGCCAGCTTTGCCCACTTGGACGTCAGCCAGGCCACCCAGGAGAAGAAGCTCAAAGACGCGAAGGCCGCGTTCCATGCCGCCGCCGCCAAAGCGCAGGGGCAGGCGCAGCCTGCCGAGCTGCACAAGCTGAGCGACTACGACAAGGGCGCGATCGAAGACGCGTACACGAACGCCTGGACGAAGCACGCCAGCAGTGCCGTGCTGTACGGGGTCAAGACGTACAGCCAGAAGCAGGACATGAAGGCGCACCCGGAGTACGCACCGCTGACCCAGAATCTGGGGGACCTGAAGTCTCTTGCCGGGAAGCTTGCCCTCGCGCACGCCCAGGAGCACACGGCGCAGCTGAACGTGCCCACGAACCCGGAGACGGGAGATCTGGAGCACGGCCCGGAGTGGGACGCCTGGAAGAACGCGACCTCAGTACGTCAGGGGCTGGAATCGCAGTTCACGGTCCTGCACAAGAGCGCGCAGACGAAGCTGGACAAGATCCGCACGGATGTGGGGCTGAAGAAGCGCGCCCTGCCGAAGATCGACTCGGCGGCGGTCAAGGCGACAGCCGCCGAGGGCGGCTTCTACAAGTCGAGCGGCTACTCCGGTCCGAACTACGGCAAGCCGACGGCCGCGAAGAACTACATGTTGGCGAAGGTCGGTCCGAAGATCGCGGTCGCGCACAAGACCGCGACGGAGAAGAAGCTGGAGAAGCTGGGATACGGCGCAGGTCCGTCGGCAACCACATCCAAGATCGAAAACGTGGTTCCTGGCCCGACCGTCAAGCTCGGCGGCGCAGACAGCTCGATCTCCCACATCCCCGACCCGCTGAAGAAGCAGATCACCTCCGACTTCAAGGCCATGCCGTCCGGCAAATACATGTCCGACCCGGCAGAGGACATCTTCGGCAACCTCGTCACCCTCGCCGCCGCCCACGGCAAGACCGTCCCCGGCGGCCTGTCCATCGACCAGGTCCTGAAGACCATCGACGAGACCCACTCGAAGAACATGGGCTTCGAGAACACGGGCATGCTGCACAAGAAGATCACCGACTGGTTGGGCACCGCCAACGGCAAGCAGTACGCCGAGAGTCACAGCACCGCCGACGCGAAGGCCGTCAAGCAGCTCACTGGCGAAGTCGCCCTACCCAAGGGCGTCACCCTGGCACCCGGCGAGAAGGTCCAGCCGCTCGCCGGGCCCGGCGCGCACGACACGAGCCTTTCGGCGAAGGACTTCCACGCGCACACCTCAGCGGAGGCGCAGGCCGAGCAGGACGCCTACAAGAAGGCGCAAGGCATCGTCTGGACGGGCGCTCAGAAGAAGGCGATGACGGCGTACACCGGCAACGGCCCGTCCGCCTATGAAGGCATCAACAACTACTTGCGCGGCGAGGGCAGCTTCAACGCCGTCGTGAAGCAGTAC